TTCCAGAAGAACCACTTATACCACTTGTTCCAGAAGAACCACTTATACCACTTGTTCCAGAAGAACCAGAAATGCCACTCGTTCCAGAAGAACCAGAAATACCACTCGTTCCAGAAGAACCAGAAATACCACTAGTACCACTAGTGCCACTCGTCCCAGCTATTCCAGAAGTACCACCAGATATTTGTAAAATTTCATTTCTTAACGTTCTAAGATTTACAGCATCTTTATCGTATTTCGGGTCAGCCAAATTAACTCCTCTACCATTTCTGAAGTCTATTTGTGACATTTTCTAAATCTAATTATTTAAATAAAATTCTAACTATTCCGTAATTACCGTCATATGCTTTAGCATTTTCTAATACATAATAATCTGTTCCATTTATAGCCATACCGTTTGAGTCAACACTAACCTTATCACCAATTATCTGTTCAGATGTTCTAACATATAATTTGCCCAATAAACCTATAGGAGACCATTCTTTTCTGTCTTTTCTTGGAGTATAATTTTGTGTATGGTCATAAAGTGGATTTACTCTTTTTATATATTCAGTCCTTAAATAAGTTTTACCAGATAAATCTCCATTATAAAGATTTCCTAAAATATTTGTTGGACTTGGAATTTCTGTATAAACATTTCTATTTATATCTTCATAAATTTCTAATTTATTTTCTCCAACCTTATAAACATCATATTTATCTTTTATAAATCTTCCCCACTCATCTTTAACAAAAGTGTTAGTCCACTTTAATGAAGCAGAATCACCAACTATAGCAGGATTTGCAGAAACAACACCAACAACAGAAGAATTTCCTATTTCAATTTTATCATTAATTAAAGAAACAAAATAACCAACTCTATCCTCATTCAATAAATTTCCATCATTCCACTCAAAATATTCAGCATAATCGGCAGGACCTAAATTGCTATTTCCATCCCAATACCCAGAGCCATCAGTAAATTCAAAAATAATTGTATTATTAGATGGGTTAGGTCCTCCTGGAGTAGCGCCCATAGTAAAAGTATAAGCAGAAGTTGATTGAGCACCAGCACCAGCCAACAAAGTATTACCATAACCATCTGTATAGTTGTCTCTTCCTCCTAAAATTACAGAATAATCACTATCTTTTATTTCATTTAAATAACCTCCCAATATAGCAGAATAGATTGAAGAACCAAGAAGAGGAGTTGCGTTTATTAAATTATATCTTCCTCCTAATATTACCGAAAAACTAGTATCAATATTAGCGAAAAATGTGCCTCCATTTAATCTATTATTTGCGCCAACAAAAACTCCTGTAGAATAAGAAAGTGCTTCATTTGAAACACCACCAATAACGCTTGAAAACCCATTTGCAGCAACATTAAGAGTTCCTCCTAAAATACTTTCACCATCAGTCGGACCAAGAAAGCTTTTATTATCAATTCTATTTTCACGCCCACCTATTATTGCGCTATACTCTGTTTCACCAGTACTTTCACTGCTTAATATAAAAGAATTTTGTTCATAAGATATATTATTACTTCCTCCTACAAAAGATTGATTGCCATAAACTATATTATTATAACCTTGAGCGTGAGAATCTAATCCTATTGCAGTATTAAATCTACCTTCAACATGTGAAGATGTTCCAGAAGCTATATTGTTAAGACCTTCAGCATGTGATTGAGCACCATATGCAGTATTTTGTCTACCTTCAGCATGAGACCTTGTCCCTATAGCCTCATTGTCAAACCCTTCAGCATGTGAATAAGAACCATATGCCGTATTTAATCTACCTTCAGCATGTGAAGCATCTCCAGAAGCAACTGTCAATTGTCCTTCAGCATGTGAAGCTGTACCTATAGCACCAGTTTGTTGCCCTTCAGCATGTGAATAATCTCCTGAAGCATAAGTTAAATATCCTTCCGTAAAAGAAGCTAAACCATCAGATAATGTAGTTAAACCAAATGCCTGAGAATAATTAGTTAATGCAGACACCGAAAAGCCTGCTGCAAGAGAATAATCTCCATTTGCAAAAATGTCAGAACCATTATTTGAAATTAAAGATTGAGAACCTGTACCACCAGACCACAATCCTGTTGTTGCTGAAAAAGCATCATTTATTTTTATTCTACCTTGTTCGATAGTGTCACTACTAAGTATTAATTCATAAACTGGCATAATTTTCTATTTTTAATAAATATTAATCTCTATTTTATTTTGTTAATTATTTTAATATAATTTATATTTTAAGTCAAAAATGTAAACATTATATAAACAATTGACCTCCTACATCTCCAAATGTTGTAGTTGTGCTACCCCATCTCAATATAATTGTAAAGTCTGCATCTGTTAAGTCTTGGTCTACATTAATTGTATGATAAGTAGTTTCATAAAGTGGATGCGAAACTTCGACAACAAGAAGGCCTCCTTTAATATCGTTAACTGTATAATTACCATTAGAATCAGTTAATGCTGAGAATGAAGTTCCTGCACCTCCACCTAATGGCTCAAATACACCACCTTGTATTATGTTTTCATAAGGAGCATCAACTCCAAGTTCAACATCTGCAGTCGTACTAAGAACTATAAATTTAATTGTAGCACCAGAAACTGGACTTCCGTATAATTGGTCTTGGAATATAGTACCAGACACATCATAAATACCATCAGTTGCAGTAAATGCCTGTTCTGCTCTACCCCAAGTTGTTACATTTTGTTTTACGCCAAAAACATTTATAATTTCTTTAGTATTACCTATTCTATAAATAAAGAAAGCATCTGGTGATAAAGGTGTTGAGAAAGTTCTTATAAATTCTGGGTCTCCTTCTTGTTTTGGTATATTAAATATTGTTCCACCTGTAAAAGTTACATCTGACAAATCATAACTAACTTGAAGTTTATAATAATCTCCATCAGAAACATTATTAAAACTGAATATTGGAGAAAATGTATCTAAACTACCAATTACAGTTGGCGCATCATTTATTACATCTATATTAGGCTTTTGTGGAGCTACAAAATAAGTAAACAATCTACCATTAATAGTAAGTCCAGAAAATTTACCTTTATTTATAACATCACTATCTTTACTTGTTTCTAATAAAAAGTCTCCAACACTAAAACCAGATAATGTATTTGCGCTAGTTGTTAATCCAGTCAAAGTTAAGTCAACAACAGTACCAGCACTTATAGTTTGATATGCACCTAAAGTTTTATCTCTAGGTTGAATAAATTCAAATCTTGTATCAACAAAATATTGATTTTTATCTACTAATAAAGGTTGAGCAAAATCATCTATTGGTTTTACAATTTCTGGAAGTGTATATGTGTATGTTGGTAATGTTAATGTTGAACCAGTATCATAAAGAGTAACTAAAGGAGAATTTAAATAATTATTTATAGTTTCTTTATTTGCAGTAGTCGCAGAGCCAGTTATTATTTCATCACCATCTTCATCTAAATTATTTAATACATATGAATAGTCTTCAAAATCAACCCTATAAACATCATATATAACTCTTGTTATTGCACTAAATGAAGAAGTGTTTGCTGTATATGTGTAATATAAATTTTTTAAATTATTGATATTTACAGAAACTCCATCTATAGTTTGTTCATAATAATTTTTTGTAGCACCAACCAAAGTATATAATGGAACATTAAATATTGTAGGCTCTACTTGCTGCTCTCCTATAAATGGTATATTATTTTGAATAAAAACTTGAGATATACCATCATTTTCTCCAACAGTTCTAGCTATTATTTCTTTATTTATACTCATAAATTATTCTGGATAAACTATTGGCGTTAAGTTACTTACAGGTTGAATGTAAGGAGTTTCATTTGTAGTTTCTTCATAAACACTAGTATTTGAATTAATCAAATTAGAATTAGGTGATATATTTGTACTTAATATAACCTCAAAATTTGAAACGTCAATATTTGATTGAGGATTTTCTGGAATATTCACACTAAAATTAGTAGCATTTATTACAGGGTCATAATTATTGGATAAACTAGTTGTAAAATTTACTAAATTTATTGTAGGTTCAAACACTGGAGGAAGTTCTACTTGAAACTCAGACCCATCATTTATACCAGGTCTATAAACAAACCTATGTCTATTAAATTCATGATTTCCATAAGTTGTTCCATAATTATTGAATATAGTAGTAGCTGGTATTAAAAATGGTACAAATTCTTGAAAATTCCTCTCTAGTAAACCTAAAAATTTCTCTAATTTTCTAAATGTTAATCTATTTGACTCTTGATTGTTGGTCCAAAGCATATAAGTTATATAGATTTTTTTCAAATCTCTATAAGTATTTGTTGTACCTTGCTGCCAACCATCAGTTTTTCTGTTTCTAGGATTTACATTAGAAGTATATATAAAATCTAGCCATTGATGTATTGTCATGGCACTCATATTAGCAGGCACAACAGTATCTATGTCTTCAACTTGCCATTCAAAAGGAACTGTTAATGCACTAAATGCAATACTTGTTGTACCCCAATTCCACCATCCATAACCCAACTCATACCAATCCATAACATCGCATTCAATAGCTCTTGATGGTCTAAGGTCAACATTAGCTTCTTTTGAGTTTACTATTGCTCTAGTGTCTCCAGTATGAGATTTAATATTATCAACTCTTTTAGTTGGGTCATAATCTGCTCCTAAAGCATCTATAAAAGCTTGTCCATTACCTCTTCCTGGGCCTCCTATTTGAAAAATCTCAAATTCTACATCAGGGTAACCGTCTCCAGTTTCACTGTCTTCATCTCCAAGAATATCTTGAAAAGTAATTGTAGGTCCAGTATCTTCTGATGGTAAATTTTCTATTTCAGCATTTGGTAAAGTCGCCAAAGCTTCTGATGCCATATTTCTTTTTACATCATAAACAAATTCTTCTAAATTAAATAAACATTCTGGCGCTCCTAATAATTTAAAAATAAAACTTATAGCATCTCTAGTTCCTTTCTTTTTATAAAGCCAAACTAAATTTACCATTATTCTTCTCCACAATTCTAAATTATACTCTTCATAAGGCTTACCTACTGAATCGAATTCTCCAGAAAGATAATCTAATACATTTTCAGAAGTGAATGCGTTTGGTAACTTTGCTCCAAGTAAGTTTGCTAATCTTGAAATAAATTTATTTGGAACGCTTTCAGAGCCATCGTAACTAATAGAATGAGCATAAGCTAAACCGTCTATGTAATTTTTTATTTTATCAAATTCTGTAGCATATACTGTTGTTAATTTTCTGTATATTTTATCGTCAGAATCTAAATCTATAAAATTTTCTGGGAGCATTGTTCTAACCATTATGTTAGTTTTCTCTTCATCAATGCTTCTTGCTGCGTTTAATAAATCTTCAGCATATTCTTCAAAATCAGAACCGTAACTATCTGGAGCAAATCCATCAATATTTCTAGGCCAAGTAAATTTTATCCTTTCGAATGTATCAGTATCTGGGTCTGGAACCAAAAAAGTACCATCATTTAAAAGGTGATTTTCTAAGCTTGATATAGTTTTTTTGTATTGTCCATATCTTTCTCTTGATGGCCTTATATATAAAGGATAATTAAAAGTTGTAGCAGTAGTTGATTCTGCAGGTAATAAAATGCCTTCAACTTCAAATTCTAGATAATTATTTAAAGAATAATTGTAACTCCTTATTTTATGTATTGTATTAAAAAAGGTGTCACCAGTTGTTAAATCTTGTGAATTGCCACTTAATTGTATCTCGAAAGAATCTGTTTCATTATATAAATCAAATTGAGCTTCAGATTGTTCACTCCTCCCAGATACATAAATTATTTCACCTTGATTTGTTATTGAAGAAAACGCTACCTTAAATGTTGAAAAGTTTTGTACTAAATCGTGAGAATAATCATATATTGTAATTCCACTATTTATTGATTTAGATAAAAAGGCATAAGGAAAGTTATCTACTATTTTATTAATTGCATTTGCAACTTGAGTATAAAACGAACCAAAATAAGCATAACTTGTTGCATCTTCAGATTTTAAATTTAATTCATTTTCTTTTGTATTAATTATTTTAATAATATCAAAATTATTTGAATTAGAATTTTGTATTGTAGAATAAGGGCCGTAAGATAAATAGGCATTTTCTGAATTAATAAAATCAGAATCAACACTTCTGTCAATTCTAAAATTACCAAACGTAAAAACAGAATCCGCTTGAGTTGCAGCAAATCTTATATCTTGACCAGGAGTAGGTCTTATATCTAAAGTTGTTCCACTATTTATTGGCTCCATTTATACTTTTATTTAATGATAAATATTTAGGCAAAAAAACTTACATAAAATTATTTCTATTTTTTTTTATTTTATATTTATTTCTAAGGGATAAAAAATAATTCAAAAGTTTACTTTAAAACTTTTTTTATTATATTATAAAAAAATCCTAAAAAGAGTAAATAGAAAATGGGATATATTTTAAATGAACCAAAAACTTTTATAAACATTAAACTTACTGATGTTGGTAGAAGACAATTGTCTCTTGGTAACCTAAGATTTGTTAATGCTGTCTTTTCAGATAGAGAAATAGATTATTCTATTGATAGAAATGAAAACTATAGTATATCTAACAATAGAATTTTGTCGCCAACAGAAGCTCAACCTTCTATAATTGCAAATTTTGACGGAACTAATCCGCTTCCTTTAGCTGGTAACCAAGTTGTTTCTGCAAAACAAATTTCAACTGGAGCAACAGAAAGCTATGGGTTTTTTACTGGAACAACAATAAGTACAGCATCTACTGCTTATGATGTAACAAAAATTTTAGGAGTAAATTCAGTAACATATAGTTCTTCATCAATAAACGGAGGAAATGTTATAACTTTAGATAATGGAATAGGTTCTTATTATCCAAATGCTGGAGATTTGGTTTATATTCCTTGGGAGCCAATACAAAATAGTGGTAAAACATATTCAGGAGATATTTTATTGTCTGGAAATCCTACAGTTGGATTATGGTATAGAGTAACAACGGCAACAAGCGGTATGACTGGAGAAATATCATTAGATAGACCAATACCAGATTTTGGCGGCGAATCTACATCTCAAGTTATAAATACATATTTTTATCCTTACAATGGGCCAGAATCATATTATGGTACAGCATCTACTGTAAATCCTATGCTATGGAACATGAATATAGTAAGAACTAGTTCAGTAGAAGGTACGCCATTATCAGTTAGTGGCTATACATCTTATGGTTCAATACAATATAATGGAACAAAAAAATATTTAGGTTTTGTTGATGATTATACAAAAATAGGAATTCTACATTACACAAATGAGTTCACAGGAAATACTTATGCAGAACAATTGTTGGAAAAGACTATCAGAATAGATATTCCAAATATAATGTGGCATAATATTTCTGCAGATAATGGTCAAGGTCTGTCTTATGGCGTAACTCTTTATGATATATATGGAACTACACAAATAGATTCAGCGGCTTCAACAACTTTTAGAGAGTTAAGAGATGGTACGACAAGTACAAGTAAAGTTGTAGGTAGAGTATATCATAAACTAAAACTAATAGTTATAACAGACCCAGAGTTGTTAACTGTTATGTCTTATAAATCAAATAGAAATTATACATTACCTGCATTACAAATAAATAGTTCTAGTGTACCAAAATATCCTTTGAGCACATCAGAAGCAACAGGTCTTTTAAAATCTGGGAAAACTTATTTTGTTACATATATAACAGAAAGTGATAGTACTTATACTTCTGGGTCAACTTTTGGATATCCAAAAGGATTACATTGTGGTTATGTTCAAAAATTAAATGGAGAAACTGATGACCAGGGAAATCCACAATATTTGGCTGCAGCATTTCCAACAAATGGTTTTCCATACTTAAGAAACAGTGTAAATATGGATTCAACTTCGGCCTATTCTGGAACTGGTTGGAATGCTAATAAAGTTCAATTGTTAGTTTCTGAACAAACAGATTTAACGGCTGGAGAATTATTTAGCCTATCTGATGTTCCTTCTTATGAATGGAAGCTAATTTCTAATGTTGTTGGTAATGGAATTTATACTGGTGATACAACTGATTTGACTATAGACCCTAGCAAATTAAATTCATATCAATTTATAGTTTCACAAGAAGATTATGATAGTGGAACAACATATGTTCTTGACAATATATTTACAGACAATAACGATTCTAGTATTACTGGATTAACTTTTGGAAACGAATCTTTCTTTTTTGGAAATGTAAAAGCAGATATTTTGGCCGTAACTTACAAAACTGTTATAACAACTTTTGCGCAAAACGATTCTCTTAATTCATCTTTAAATGAATCTTTCGATTCAAACTTAGATAACAACACTTATATATCAGAAGTTGGAGTTTTAGATGGCGATGGAAATTTAGTAGCAATAGGAAAACCAACATATCCAATCAAGAAAAATGAAGGAAGATTTTTAACTTTCCAATTACAAATTGATTTTTAAAAATAATTATATATAAATAAATAAAATAAAATATGGGAGCAATAACTTCAGGTGATACAGTTACAGCTAGAGCTTATTTGACAGAAATGGGCAGAAAATATCTTTTTCAAGATGAAAATAATCCTAGATTTGTAGAATTGTCAGACGGAACAAAGATAGATAGGTTAAAAATTGAAAGATTTTCTCTTGGAGACCCTGATATTAATTATAAACTTCCTGATAGATTACAATCAGGAGAAATTCCAGATTTATCTGGTGAAAATGAAAATAATATAACTGGCGCTAAAGGAAGAACTTTAAATTGTTTAGTTTCTCCATCAGAATCAGTATTAGGAACTGGTGATGACACTCTTGAATATATAACAAGCCAAGAAAATATAGTTATAGATTTAAATAAAGATTTAAGTAAAATACCAACGGTAATAACTCAAGAGCTAATAACTTTACTAAATGATGAACCAACTTTAGAATCAACTTATGAATTGATGCCTAAAAATTTTGGTGAAAATGTAGTTAAAGATAATCAGTTAGTAATAAATCTAAGAGAAGCTACAACGACTAGACCTGGTTATAGAATGAGAATTTTTTATCCAACAATTGAAGATGACCACAATAAAGTTACTATACAGTTTGAAAGAGCTACAGTTAAAACAACATCTTTAAAAACATACAAACAAATAGCATCTCAAATAAGCAATGCTGAATTAGGAAGTAAATAATAAAAAAATTAAAAAAAAATGGCAAAGAAAAACGTATATCCATCAAGGCAAATATCGCCAGATTTTAGTAAAACACCTTTAACTGGAAGGCTTGGTCCAAAACCAGTTGATTTGCCGCCTTTAGAGGCTGCTATAAATGCTCAAAATCAGGATGTAGAATATAATGATTGGCAAGTAATGGATGTTTTTGATGAAGGTTTAAGACAAGCTTTAATAAATTGGATTAATACAACAAAAGAAGGTGTTGTTGTTACAAATCCAACTGGCTCTACAAGAAGTAAAACAATAAATTTCCAATTTTACGGAAATCCTTCAAAAGACATAATAGGAGCTGGTGAGGTAGGAAAATTTGAACTTAAATTTCAATATACTAGAAGAATTGTACAGCCTATTTCTACTTCTTCTGGTGACAATAATTTATTAACAAGATAAAATAAAATAAGATGATTGTAGATACAAGATTTACAAAAAAAGTTGATTCGTATGTTGCTTTACAGAGAGAAACGGCAAGAATTAAGAGCATTTCAGAAAGTGAAATAAAATATACTCTATGTGATAGAAGTGACTTGACTAATAATAAAGGTAATTATTTTATGTCATTTAATTTACCTTATAAGTCTTCAAAACTTCCAACAACTAGCGATTTGTCAAAAACATTCCCAGAATTACAACAACTAAATGTTGACCAAATTGTAATAGTGCCAATACCAGGGTCAGAATATGGCGAATTTATAGATGGTAGAACTATAACAATGACAGTTCCAGTTTCTGGAAGCACTACACTTGGACAGTTGTCTGGTGTTACATTAGTTTCAAGTACATATACTGCAACTAAGCCTCTTAAATCAGAATCAAATATGTTACTTGGAGATAATATAGTATTTCTTTTCTCTGACGACATAAATAAGCCATATAGTGGACAGACAAGAAATGAATTGGGCGACGCAGTTGATAATTCAAATAATGCTTCTTGGAACCCAACTGGTGAATATTATGATAGACCTGGAGCAATTTCTTATATAGAAGTTCAAGATTTTTATAACACAGACCAAAGAAATAATCCAAATTATGCAGTTTCTGTGGCGGCTGGGTATCCAGACAATAGAGACGGATATAATTATGATATTCCTTGCGGTTTTGCAATATTAGATAAAGGTTATATTGTAATAACGCATCCACAAATAGTAAACAACATACCTTGGGATTCTGGATTTACTCAATCTGGTTCTGCTTATGTTGACGATTTTAATGTTGGAAGTAAAACTAATATTTATTTTACTGGACAAAGTTTAGCAGACATTTCTTCTGAAGGTTCAATATTATCCTTTAAAGAATTAGATACTTCTTTCAAAATGACATCTGTCTGTATAGCTTTACCTCAAGAATTTTTTATTTCAAACAACCCAACATGGGATAAAGAAAAAGCTATATCTCAATTAAATAGCGAAGAAGGATTAGCAAATTATGATGATATATATATAACTGAAATAGGTTTATATAATGCGTTTGGAGAACTTATAGCATTTGCTAAATTAAGCGAACCAGTTCTAAAAACTTATGTTAATGCAATTACTTTTGAGATAAATCTTGAAATGTAAATTATCTTGTTTTCATTTAATAATCCCATCAAATTTTGGTGGGATTTTTTATTTACTTTTATTTTTATTATTTTATATTTTAACAAAAAATAATATATGACATTAGGACTAGATATATCAACAACTGTAATAGGAATAGCATTATTTAATAATGAAAATAAATTGTGTAATTTAGAATATATAAAATTTAAACCAAAAACAACTTTATTTGAAAGGTTAGATGATTTTGTTAAGCATATAGAAACATTATCTGAAGCTATTGGCTTAGAAGAGGGGGAAAATAAAATTAAACATATATCAATAGAAGAACCTTTGAAAAAATTTAAAGGAAAATTTTCTGATTCAGATACAATACAAAAATTAACAATGATGAATGCTATGGTTAGCGGCTATCTTTATAGAAAGTTTAAAACAGAACCTAGATATTATAATGTTAATACAGCAAGAAAGTCAGCGTTTCCAGATTTAGTAATTCCACAAAGCGCACCTAATAAAAAATATTTGGTTTGGGAAAAAGTTGTTGAAAAAGAACCACAAATAAATTGGAAATATTCAAAGTCTACACATAAATTAATTCAAGAAAATTTTGATATGAGCGATGCTTATGTTGTTGGAATTTGTGATATAAACATGAGAGAAAAAACTAATCAAAATTTAAATAAATAATTTTATTAATAGTTTTTTTTTGCTATATTTGCTAGCTATAAAATATAGCCTTGGATAATAAAAAAGAAAATATATTATTTTTATTAAATAAAATATTGGGAAGTCCCAAAAAAAGTGGTGACTTAAACGAATATGAATTTAATTGTAAAAGTAAAGTTTGCAGAAATGATGTAGACAAGTATAATTTAGCTTTTAACTCTAAAAATAATATATTTCATTGTTGGAAGTGTAGATACAAAGGAAATGTCAATAAATTGATTTCCGAATATGGGAGTCAAGATGATATTCTTAAAATTAACACAATCCTCCCAGCAACAAAGTCATATAAAACAGAAAAGAAAGACGAGTTTTATAATGACATGATTACATGTTCGCTTCCTGCTGAATACAAGCCTCTTTGGAAGAGGGAAAACACAAAATTTTATAATGATGCAATAAAATATGCAACTTTAGAAAGAGGGTTAAGCTTAGAGCTTATAAAAAAATACAGAATAGGCTATACTGAAGATAAGGGAAAAATGAGGTATAGATTAATTATACCTTCTTATAATTCTTATGGGCAAATTAATTATTACGTAGGACGCTCTTACTATAATACATTTAAACCAAATTATTTAGGTCCACCAAAAGAAGAAGTTGCAAGAACAGAAATTATTTTTAATGTAAAAAATATAAATTTCGATATACCAGTCGTATTAGTTGAAGGAGCATTTGATATGTTTCCTTTGTATAATGCAATTCCAATGTTAGGCAAAGAGCCAGCAAGTGTTATAATAGAAAAGCTTATAGAACATAATTCTAGAGTAATTTTATGTTTGGATGAAGACGCTCTATATGATAGTATAGTTATTTATAATAAGCTAACTTCTCTTGGTTTAGAGGTATATTTCGTCGAAGTTATGGGAGATATAGATGAATATAATAAAAAATACGGCAAAAATTCTACTATTGAATTGTTAAAAATTTGCAGAAATTTAAATTTTCAAGAATTGTTTAAAGAATTTGCTCAACAAAATATTGACAAGATAAATGAAGATGTTGTTGATGAAAAAAAGATAAAAGAAAATTGGGAAAACCTAAAAAAGCAAAATAGTTTATGAAAAATAATGATATTATAGCACAACTTTCTGATATACACATAAGATATGGAAGTAGACACGATGAATACAAAACTGTATTTCAAAGAACTATAAATGACTTAAAAGAAATTAAGCCAAGAAGAATTTCTATAACTGGTGATGTTTTTCATATAAAAATTACATTATCACCAAAAGCAATTCAATTAGCTGGATGGTTTTTAAAGGAATTATCTAAGATAGCACCAGTGGACATTATATTAGGTAATCATGATTTAAATTTACAGTCTCTTGACCAAGGCAATTCTATAGAGCCAATAATTGATTTAATAAGCGATGGTTATATTGTTGAAAAAAACGCTAAAGAAATGCCAAAACATGAAGGTGTTGGTCATGGAGTTTATTTTTATTTACATAGTGGATTTTATGAAGTAGAGGAGAATATAGTTTATGGTGTTTATTCTTGTTTGGACGATGAAATATTAACTTTATCAAAGAAAGAACAAAAGAAAAAATATATAGCATTATATCATGGGCCAGTTTATGGTTGTAGGGGTGATAACGGTTATGAATTAAAAGGAGAAGGATTAATGAATTTGTCTTCTTTTAATAATTTTGATATAGTAATGTTGGGAGACATTCATGAACATCAATTTTTTAAAACAAAAAATTCAACTGTAGACAATGTTGCTTATCCTGGAAGTTTGATTCAACAAGGGTTTGGAGAATCTTTAGAGAAAGGTTATATAACTTGGAATCTAAAAAACAATTCTTTTGAGAGAAGATTTATTGAAAATGATTATGGGTTTTCAAAAATTTACATATCTAGAGGAGAAATAGTAGAAGAAAGAATTGAAGAATTAAAAGTGTCAAATGACCCAAAAAAGACAAAAGTTGAAGTTGTTTGGGAATGTTTTGAAGAAGATTATTCTTTAGAAAAAGAAAGACAAATAGAAAAGTTAATAAAAAATAAATATGGCTGTCAAACAATAAGTGTTGATAGTAAATTTATAGGCAAAAATGATGAAATTAATGGATTAGATATAGATGATTCAACGGATTATTCTAATTCTGAAGAGTTTGAAAAATTATTAAAAGAATTCGTTGAAAGTAGCGACTATGAAAATGTTGAAGAAGTTATTGAGTTGGCTAAAAATATAGACAAAGAATTAAACTATTCTTCAATAAAAGGGAAAAAATGGTTTCTCGATAAGTTAGTCGTTTGGAACTTGTTTAGCTTTCCAAATAAACAAATTGAATTTGACTTTAATAATCTAAATGGTATAACTGGTATTTTTGGTAAAAACTTCAATGGGAAAACTAATTTAATAAGAGCATTTATTTGGATAGCATATAGAAAAATACTTGGAGATGGAGAATCTAATAAGTTGGTAAATATGTATACAGGAAGCGATACTGCTGGTGGTAGAATATATTTGACTATTGACTCTCAAAGATATTATATCGAAAGAACGATAAAAGTTAAAACGAAAAAAGATGGAACAAGTGATGTTTCTTATGGTGTTGAATATAAAAAAGAAATAAAAAAAGAAGATGGTATTATTAAGTGGGAAAATGTTGATTCAGAAAAAGCCGCTACAGAAAAGAAGGAAAAAAGCAATATAATAGTAGAATCTATAGGTACTTTTGAAGATTTTACAAAGACAGTACTTCAAGCGCAGGGTGGAGAAGGAAACTTTTTAGATATGAGTCAACAACCTAAAAATGATTTAATAAATAAATATTTAGGTCTTGAAATTTTTAGGGACAGATATGAATATGCTAAAAAAATATTTAACGATATTAAGTCTAGACAAAAAGTTTTAGGAAATCCAAAAGATATAGAAGAAGAAATAGAATCGCAAAATAAATCAATAAAGGAAAATCAAGATTTAATAGAGTCCTATCAAAAAGAAAAAATAGAAGTAGAAAAAGAGCTAGACATTAATGAAAGTAGGATTTTAGAATTAACAAAAAAAATAATAAAAGTAGAAGGAACCACTTATAAAGATAAAGAAAGTGCACAAAAAGCAATAAAAGTATTAGAAGAAAACAATTCAACCTTAAACAAAGAAATAGGTGAACTTGAAGAATGGCTATCTAAAAACTTTAAAAAAGAACTCCCAGATAATGGCGGTTTAAATTACTCTGAAATAGAGAAAAAACTATCTTCAGAAAGATTACTTTTTGATTCAAATAAAAACGAATATGTAACTTTAGAAAAGTGGATTAAAGATAATCCTAAAAAAGAAGAGAAAGATGTTGAAGCTATAAGTAAAAAGATTAACGACATAGAAAATGCAATAACTTCATTAAAAGATAAATTATTAATTTCAAAAGGAAAAAAATGTCCTACTTGTGGTAATGTTGAGCAAGCAGCGAATCCAGATTTAGAAAAAAAATGTACAGATGACATAAAAAGAGGTGAAGAAGCATTAAAGTTAGAGAAAGATAATTTGGTTATAGCAAAAAATGTGCAAACTCATAATTCTAATTATGACAAAAATGAAGTAAAGTTAGGCTCACTAAAAAATGTCTTACAAGAAAAAAAGATTTTGATAGAAGAACTTAAAAGACAGCTTGAGATTTCTAATAGTATAGAAGAGATAAAAAAACATAATTTAAATGTAGAAACAAATAGTATAAAACTAGAAGGAAACAGGAAAAAAGTTATTTCAAATGAATCAGAAATAGAAAAAATAAATAAAGAAATAAAAATAATAGATTCAAATCAATCTTCTATAATTGAAAACAACAAAATAAACGAAGAAATTAAAGGATATGAATTTGAAAAGAAAGGATGTAAATTAAGACTTAATCAATTAAATGAAAAATTAACTGATTCAAAAAGTTCTATAAAAGTTTCCGAAAACAACATAGATAACTTTAATGAAAAACTTAACTCCATAAAGAGTGCAGAAGAGGCTTATGGTAAGTATGCAATCTATTTGCAAGCAGTACATAGAGATGGGATACCAGCTAGAATAATTAGAAAAAAGTTGCCTTTAATAAATCAAAAGATAAATTCAATCTTAAGGGATTTGGTTGATTTTAAAATTGAATTAACAATAAAACCAAATGGAGATATTAAAGAGTTTTTCTATTTTAATTCTATGGAAAAAGATGCTCTACCAATGTCTATGGGTTCTGGGGCGCAAAAGTTTATAGGAAGTGTTGCAATTAGAGATTCTTTGCACTTTGTGAGCTCATTAACAAAACCATCTCTTTGCATAATAGATGAAGGCTTTGGCTCTTTGGATGATGACCTATCGATGGCAATGCATTCTGTTTTTTCTTATTTAAGAGGTAAATATAGAAACACTTGGATTATTACTCATAAAAATGAAATTAAAGACTTTGTAGATAATATAATACAAGTATCAAAAAGTAAAAAAGGATTAACTGAAGAACAGTTATTGGAAAATCCAAATGCTGGAGTTTCCGTATTTGATGTTCAAAATTAATCTAATTCAGAATCATTATCTGGGATTGGGGGCACATTTTCTTCATTGTCTCCAATTCTAGTTTCTGGATTTTTATAAGGCTGCTCTAAGTCTCTTTCATTTTTTTCAACAAACCTAGTAACTTTAGCTTTTCTCTCTTCTTCTTTTTGATTATTAATAAATTCTTGCTGATATTTCTTAGCTTTTGTAGAATTGAAATTTACCTCAACAGAACTCATTCCTTTGTCGTTGGCATTATAATCACTAGGAACAAAATCAAAAAAATTACCAGTAAACCACATTCCTTTTATATTGTCAGCCTTAAAAAGTCTCCATTCGTTTTTTGCTTCAGCACTACGAATACCAGTTTCTAAAGCTTTTGATTCAGATTGACCAAGTTTATGAATCGCTCTAATAACCCTATTCCCAGCATGAGAAAGACCCATAGCAACAGGATAAATTATCCTATATTTCCCAGAAGGAGCTTTCATTTTGTCTCCTTTATATAAAATCCCAACTTCTCTTCCTTGCAAGATTGCTTGAGTCATTAAATCCATGTTAAAAACTTCTCTTTCTGAACTGCCAGAAAAAGGGTCATTATCAGCTTCATTAATTAAACCTGCTAATTCTTTTAATCTTTTTTTATAAGACTCTGATAACAACATTATTTTTTATTTGATTTTCTTTTTTTGTCTTTTGAGGCCTTTGCTTTTTTCCATAAATCAGAATCAGCTTTTCTTGAACCGCCAGAACCAGTAATAAAACTATTAACTCTACCCATAGCCCATTGATTTTGAGCCACACCAGGCCTATGTCCAGTTCTCCAAGCTGCCATTCCTCTATTATAAACTTGTTTTAAAATATAATAAGGTATACCAGATGCTTTTGATTTGTTTTTTAATCCTTTATTGTTTTTAGAGCTTGATTCTTCCATCAAGTCGTTATATTGATTTGAAAAATCTAAATCTTCACCAAACATTTTTTTGTAAGCCTTAGTAGCTTCACTTTCTTTTGTTTTTTGGCCTTTATCAGCCTGCCATTGTTTGGTATATGCTTCAGGGTCAGAATGATGTTTGTCAGCAAATTTATCAATTTCTTTTTTCATTTGAGACCTTTTTTCTGCAGATTTAGCAGTCAAATATTTTCCTGGAACTTTCCTTCCCTTTTTTGTTCTTGAGCTTTTTCCTCTTTTTTCTAAAAATAATTGTAAAGTTTCAGAAATTATAGTTTGAATGTTTTCTTCATCTTCTAAATTGGTCTTATAAATTTCTAACTCTAATTCATCAGAACCTTTTATTAATCTATGAAATCTTTCAGATTCTATAAAAATTGGATTATCTGGCGTAATTTCAATTGGCAACTCATCATCAAACTGAAATTTCCAATCAGTTTCATGCAAAGGAAATATTATTCTATCTTCTTTGTCTCTATGCCATACAAGTTCATTTTCATTAATATTGTTTGAAAATGTTCTATAAACTAAATTTCCGTCAACATCTTCTTTATAAGGCTTATCAATAACAACATTAAAATAAATAGAATTTATTGATGCATCATCTTCTATTCCCATCTCATTTGAATGAGTTAAAAATTTAATAGCCAACTCTTCATCTCCATTTTCTACAGCTTTTGCCGCAGCCCTATTGTATGTTGACTTAAAAAGTTCGCTTATAATTGACCTTATATATTCTTTTTCTTCCATAATTTTACCACCATGTTCCACCACCAGACAAACCTAAAGACTTTGCATATCTAGGAAGTCTACAAGCCCAATATCCTGGTTTTGTTTTGTCATTTTTTTGTTCACAATTATGTCTATCAGCAAATCTCTTTCTAGCTTTTGGGTCTCTAAGTTTAACAGCTAAATTGCCGCCGCCAGATTTTGCCCCAAAAGACACTTTCATTATTTTTTTTGTTTTTGGATTTCTTACATAAACATAAAATTTCTTAGAACCACCTCTTTTAGGTTTTCCTAATTGAACTTTTTTTCCTTTATATTCTGCTTCATTAATATCTTCTTCATATTCTTCAAATGGTAAATCTAAAGATACCATTCTGCCTTCGTACAAAGCTCTCTCTCCAGCGTCAGTTTTTACTATTTCTTCATCATCTTCACAAAGAACAATTAAATTGTCATTGTGTAATTCTCTTATTTCATTTATTAAATCTAAATGTTTTTCAGAACCGTATCTAAATGCTGTATTTGAAAGGCTTAAATTGTTATCTAGGTGATAGCACAATTCTTCACTAATAATGTCTCTTGATTCTTTAAGAATCATAATTTCGTTTAATTCACATTCAAGAGTTTCTCTAATTAATTCTCTAAGCATATTTTAGTGTTTATTAATCTTTTATAAATAGTTTTGTTTTTTGTTTTTAAAACACTACTTTTGCATATTATATTATGTATAAAAAAGAAAAAATTAAAATAAGTTATTCTCATTATTCTTTATATAAAGAATGTGGGCATAGATATTTACTGGAAAGTATATTAAATGTTCAGGAAAGCATACCAACAATAAATTCATGTTTTGGAGATGCAATTCATTCTGTATTACAAAAAAGTTTTGAGCATGAATTTAATGAAGAAGAAAGAATAAAAGAGTTTGAATTTATTTTTAGACAAAAATGTTTTAATAAACTAAAAGGCCTCCCAGATTACAATAATGTAGAAGAATTTTTAGAACAAGGAAAAGAGATATTAAAATTAATACCTACTGAAAAATTGTCTAAAAAATACATATATATAGGGGCAGAATATACAATAAATGAGAAATTATATAAAAATTATTGTTTTGTTGGATTTATAGATTTAATTCTTAAGAACAAGAAAACAAAAAAATATATTATAATAGACTGGAAAACTTCAACATATGAATGGGATATAGAAAATAAAAAAGAAGACAAGGTCCTTTTAACTCAAATGAAATTTTATAAATATTTCTATAGCAAACAAAAAGGAATACCATTGGAAGAAATAGAATGTAAATATGTTATATTGAGTAGGTTTAAAGAAAAAAACAATCATAATGCAGGCTTTGGAAAATTACAAAATGTTGAAATAGAAACTGACGAAAAAGAACTTGAAGAATGCTTAGAAGATTTGGCAAAAGTTACAAGAGATATATTTATCAGAAAAGTTTTCAATAAAGCAAAACTTAGCAATAATAAAAAATCTTGTATTTATTGTCCATTTAAGGATAATATAAATTTATGTAACAACAAAAAAGAAGATTTTGACAATTTCATTAAAAGGATTAACGAAGGAAGCCCTTCCAGTTCATAGATTTCTTTATTTTTTTATATTTTTTATCTATATCCTTTATTTCCTCTTTGTTTAAGTCGTTTTCGTCAGACATTTCATCATTATTATCTGAATATGAAACTGGGTTTTTTAAATCATATTCTTCCTCTCCATAGAACTTTCCATTTTCTGGGTCATATTCATAACTAAAGTCTTTTGAATTAAACTTTTGATTAAACATATCAATGTAAACGTTAGACATGGGGACTACATCACTAGGGCCTGGACCAATATTTTCATTTACTAATTTACCATATTTTTTTATCATCCAATTTTTTAAATCTTCAATTCTGAACTTTTCTTTTTCAGAATCATAGCCACAAACATGACAAAGATGTGGGTCAGCATCTCCTTTCTCCTTTTGCCAACTGTGATAACAGTTGTCGCACACTATTAGTCCAGAAAGTTTTGCTATTCTATTTTTATATTCTTCACTTAAAAACATTACTTTATTTTTATAATTATAGAATCGCCATCAATTTTTATTTTAAAATCAGAAGGAGATAGGTTTTCGTAATAAGATTTATATATTTTTAAAATATCTTTTTTATAATTTAAGTTTTGTGAAGTCTCATTTTTTTTGGGTTTTTCAGATTTTTCCCATTTTACTATATTTCCTTTTTTTGAATTTTTATAAAAATCAACTTCGTCAGTAAATAACCATTTTTTTTCACCTTTTTTTCTTTTATAAAAAACATCTCCACCAATATCTCTTAGTTGATATTCATATTCATTTTTATTTGAAGATTCTTCAATTAATCCTGATAGAAATTTGAGTCTTTTTTTGTACGATTCTGATAAATTCATACTATTTAAATAAGTCATTTAATATAAATATTAATAAACTTTACTTTTAGTTTGTTTTGTTTAAATTGTTATATCAATGCACACAAGAAAAGAAATATTAAAAAACCAAAAAGAATTTGGTTATGAGATAAAAAAATGGTTATTAAATGATTTTAATAACTCTAAAAATGATTTATTGGAAATAGAAACTTATGATGAGGAAATCCAAAAAGAAATAAATAAACTAAGCAGTAAATTTAAAAAAACAAATCCAGAAAAAGATATTAAAAAATTCTTTATAAACGAAAATAATATTTATCCCAAATACTATGCTTGGTGGGATGAAATAACAGAAAAAGTAGAAATATATTTATATGAAAGCAAACAGAAAGAACACTAAAGAGGTATTAATAGATTTGTCGTATCACGGCTCAATAAATGAATTCGAGGAATTTTACGGTTTCTCAGTCAAGTATCAAGATTTAGAACAGCAGAGTTACATTGAATTTAAGGAAATAATGTTCGAAAGCATTAATGATAAAATAAAATTCAGAAAATATGGCAGAATAGGCGATATACTTACTATAAAGGCTGAAATGTACGAAAATGAAATAGAAAAGTTTGAAGAATTGATACAAAATAATAAGATTAGAACTATTTATGATTGGATAGTTAAAGACATTACAATAATAAAAGAAGATTATGAGTGATAAAGGAAGTTCAAAAAAAGAAATGCTTGAAAGGTTTGAGAAGATGGGAATACCTGTTCCGCTAAAGCCAATTCAATCACCACAAGCGCCAATAAAAAATCCAGAAATGGCCAGCAAAATGGACCAGATAAGAAATGGTGCATTAAAAGGCAATTTTCAATCTTTCATTGAAAAATCAGAAAACGTTTCTCATACACCATCAAATATGCCAGTGCCAAAACCTTCTAACAATTCAAGTAATGCGACAAAGTCAGCGCCTAAGTTAGAATCTTTTGCACCAAAAAATTCACAAGCAAAAATGTATGAAGATATGTTGTTTGGCGATAATCAAAGTTCAACAAGTAATTATACACAAAGTCATTCTGAAGTGTCTGATTTTGGCCCTTCAAACGTTGACACTAGAGCAAGGCTTCAACAAAGATTACACGAAAGACAAAATGAATTACAGAATGAAAATTTTAATTACAGCAAAGAAGGTATAGGCCTAACTCTTACCGAAGCAGAACTTAATGAAAGAATTAGTGAAATAGCAAGAGATATCTCTAAAGAAATGATAAAGAAAGTTTTATTAGAATTTTCTAAAAAAGAAGGAGGCATAATAGTTGAATCTAATAACGTTAAAAAGGCTGAGATTGTTGGAAAAAATAAAGTAAAAATAGGAGGAAGAATATATACACTAAAGCCAATAGCAGAATGATAGAAAGCAATTATAAAATAGATACTGGATTTACAAAAAAAGATAATGCTTTTGTAAATGCAGAAATAAACTATAAAGACGACTTTACTAATGATAAGTATTTTTTAAATGGAGTTATTGAAGAAAATAAAATTCATTTTAATGTAGAAAAAAATAAAAAAATCATAAACAAAATAGTCTTTAATAAAGATGCTAAAGATTTTTCCAAAAAATTACTTGAATGTTCTAAAGATTATGATTTTGTTGAAGATTTTAACAAAAAACATTTAAATAACTTTTGTGAAGAAATAAATTTATTTTTAGAAAAAACTAATTCATCAATGATTTCTAAAGGCAAAATTTATGAAGGCTACAAAAGTAAAATGATGGGAATGGCTGGAATAAAGAAAATAAATGAAAACTTAAGATAATGTTAATACAAAAAGGAGCTAAAGGACCACATGTAACAAAGATTCAAAAAGCGCTTGATGCAGCTGGATTTTGGACATACGGTAAATTTACTGAGATTTACGGTCCAGTTACAGAAGAGGCTGTAGAAAAATTTCAAGAAGCAAAAGGGCTTACCATAGATGGTGAAGTTGGAGCTAAAACTCTAGCAGCACTTGGCATAACAATAAATGAAAGTGTAGATTTGCCAGATGCTGACACAAGTGAAGAAACAAAATATAAGAATGTAACAATAAAAGGCTCAAACTTCCCAGACAAACCTATAAAAGAAAATTTAAAAGTTAACCTTTCAAAAGAAATGTTAAATGAATATTTGCCAGCATTAGAAAAGGCTATGGGGAACGAACCTAAAGGATTTAAGCTTTTAGTTACTATAATGGCTCACAAAGAAGGGTTTTTTAACGGTTCGAGGTCTTATAGAACAAATAATCCAGGAAATATAGGAAATACAGATTCTGGAGCAAATAAGAAAAATACAACATTGATTGATGGGATTCTTTTGCAAAAAAATTACATTTCTAAAATAGCGGAAGGAAAAAATAGTTCCTACCCATTAGGTAAAAAGAAAATAATAAAACCTTACTATAGTCCAGAAATAGCAAAGAATGCAAAAAGCTATGGAATGAGCCCTTATGTTCCTGGATATGAATTTGTATTTACTGGACAACTTGACCAATTTGTAAAAATTTATTCTACTGGAGCTCGTTCTGGTAATGGTTATTTATCAATGATAATATCATATTTCAATCAGAATGGAATTAAAATTAGTGCCGAAAGTAAAATTCAAGATATAATTAAAATAAATTAATATGTACACAAGAGAACAAATAGAAGCTGCAGCAAAATCAAAAGGATATGTTTGGTTTGAAGATAACAAAAACAAGGGTTATGATGTAAATATAGTTGGTGTAAGAAATAAGGCAACTGGTGATAAAGTAACTAATGTTTTTGATGATTGGATTACTATATCATATAAAGAAAATGGTGAATGGAAATTCTTTTGTTGGAATGCAACAACAGACCCTGGAAAAAAGGGTGTAATGGAATTTCACAACAAAAAAGGAGTCGCTAGATTAGTACCAAATCAGTATAGAGGTGTATGGAGTGTAGATAAGCATCAAGGTAAATATGATGCCCTTTGTCAAAGAAAGGGAAATGTAAACGTTTGGAGAGACTCAGATAAAGACTTAATATTTGAAAATATGCTTGTTGATACTGGAATGTTTGGAATAAACATACATAAAGCAGGACAAGATTCTACATGGGTAGAAAATTGGAGCGAAGGTTGTCAAGTATTTAAGAGAGTTAAAGATTTTGATGTTTTTATGTCAATTTGTAAAAAAGCAGCTAAAATACATGGCAATTCTTTTAGTTACACATTACTAGAATCTACTGATATAAAATAAATTTAACAATTCTTTTTTGTTACATATTTATAATATATTAAAAGCTTTAAGATGACTAGAAAAGAATTGGAACAATTGATAGACAGTGAAGTTTCTAAAATTTTTTCTGACATGGTTTCAAAAGAGCCCCAATCAGATAAAAATAACGAATTGTCTCAAGATAGTCAAACTAATATAAATAAAATTGCTAATTTAACAGAAGAGGAATTGGATGACATTTTATTTTATGGAGGAAAAAGACCTTTAGATGAAGAATAATTTAAAAAAATAATTGATGACAGCACAAATTACTCAAGCGGAAATAAATGAATTAAAAAAACAATTCGACGACAAAATAGGAAATAACTATTCTGTTGTTTTTGATAAAGATGAAGAAGGTCGAGATAATTTTAAAATTTATAAAGGTCAAAGTGGAGAAGATGCACTTTGGTCTGGTTCTGTAATTTTAGAACAAGATTACTATATTAAGTGGGAATTTTCATTAAAAAATGGGCCAAAAGTTACTAAGGCAACGTTTAAAATAAATGATTCAAATAAAGATATAATATCTACAATTTTCGATTTGTACAATATTTGGTCAGATAATTTATCTAAATATGTTAGAAGTTCAGAAGAAAATAATAATTCAGAAGAAATTACATCAACTGACGCTGAATTAGATGTTACTGCTGGACAAGAAACAATAGCTGAATCAAGAAGTTTTTCTGGAAGAAAAAGATTGATTGATTCAAGTGGAGATAGAATGAAAAAATTAGCTGGTCTATAAAAACAAAAAAGCCTCTGTAAAGAGGCTTTTTTTATTTGTGTATATAATTAATTTTTTATAATCTTCCAACTTTGTAATTCGTTTGTTTCATAAGGTAAATTTGTTTTTCTATAAATTGAGAATTTAAAAGTTTTACCTTTATCTAAACTGTCATCACCTTGAATTTTTACATAATCACCCTCTTCTATCTTTTGGCTTTCAGCAGCATCTACAACTTTAAATAAGTCATCTAACTGTCTTTCAATTTTTATGGTAACTCCATCAAAATTTAAAATTACAGTTTCTCCTGGTTTGCTATCAAAAATACTTTCTTTTTCTTCAACTTCTTCTTTTGGAGAAACTTCAAAATCTTCATTTTCATTAAGTTGTTTTAATTCTTGATTTATTTTATCAAGTCTTTGTTTTAAAATAAAAGATTTAGAATGTCTTTCTACAGATTCTTTTATTATATCTTTCAATTGTTGCTTAGTTAATTTCATTTTGTTATTATTTATATTTCTCCAATTCTATTTCAACCATTTTCATAATTTCTTCCTTTATAAACTCATCAGATAAATAACCGTCTTCACCTTGATTCTTAGGAGTTTCTTCTTTTATTTTTTTAATCAATTCTTCTATTGGTTCTTGAGCCATATATAAAGGATAATAAAAATATTCATTTAGTTGAATTTTTTTAATTTCCTCCTTTATAAGTTCTTTGAGTTGTGATTTAGTTATTTTCATTAGTTTTATTTTAAACATTATTTATAATAATAAATATTAGGTTTTTTTTATTTTTTGATTTATATTGCAAGATTATGGATGATAATAAGGTTATAATAACGAAGTTAAAGTCAAATTACAAATTAGAGTATAATTACAGGAAAAGTCTAAGCGATTTTATAAAATCCTTCCCAGAAGACCAAAGACAAATAAAGATGGACTTTATGCAAAGACCTGATGGAAGTGGTTATGAAAGTTGGTATAGAGTAGTTTCCGAAGGCTATATAGGTAAAGTAATAGGCTTTATTAAGGATAATGGTATACCTTTTAAGTTCACAAACTTAACAAATGAAGAAGTTGAGGAATTAAGGATGAAGTTCATAAAAAGACAAGAATCTTTAATGAAATCTTTATCTATGAAGTCTGAAAATATAGATGTTTCTGGTATTGATTTTTCCTTCATGAAAATAGAACCATATGAATATCAAAAACAGGCTGCAGTTTTTTTTGACACTTGTAATGGTAGAGCCTTACTTGGAGACCAGCCAGGAGTAGGAAAAACAAATTCTGCAATGACATATGCGGCTTGGAAAAAAAAGAAAACGTTAATAATCTGTCCAGCAAACTTAAGGCTTAATTGGAGAAGTGAAATTTTAAAATTTACACATGAAAAAGCTTTTGTCTATAAATGGAAACCAACAAAAAAGTCTGGTAAAATAAATTATATTAAAGAAGAAAGTTTGTTTGATATAATAGGATATGATTCTTTAGGCTCATATATAACGATTGAAATGTCACACACATGTAAGAATGTCTTTTGTGGCTGGAAAGAAAGGAATGATAAAAAAAGATACAAAGATAAGACTTGTCCTAAATGTGGAGTTAGAAATATGGTAACTTCAAGGGCAACAAAAAATATAACCTTTACAAATGACTCTGAAGGAATAACAATAAATCCAAAAGATTATGAAATTTTAATAATGGATGAAGCTCATTATATAAAAAATGATTCTGCAGATAGGACTAAGTTGGTAAAGAAAAATTTTAAAGATATACCACATAGAATTTTACTTACTGGTACAGCGATAAAAAGTAGACCATACGAGTTTTTCTCTTTATTAAACTTCTTATATCCAGAGGAATGGTCAAATTCACACGCTTTTGGTGTAAAGTATTGTGCGGCTGAAAAAAATAATTTTGGATGGGATTATAATGGTGCTTCTAATCTGGAAGAGTTGTTTGAAAAAATTTCTCCTTATTTCTTAAGAAGACTTAAAAAGGATATTTTAAAACATCTCCCAGAAAAAACATATACAGCAATTCCAATAGAATTAAATGAAATAGAATTAAGGGAATATAATAAAATAAAGAAAGGAATAAAAGAAGAACATCAATCCGATAAACCAGGTGAAGATAATAGAATGAATCATTTAACCAGAATTCAAAAGTTAAAACATTTTACGTCTGAAATAAAAATGAAAAGAGCTTTTGATTTTATACAAGATATTATAGATGGAGATGAAAAAGTTGTTGTATTCACACAATATAAAGATATATCTTATAAAGTTGCAGAAAGATTTGGTGATGCTGCTGTAGTTTTTAATGGAGATATTAATTCAAACAAAAAAGACGAAGCTGTTGAAAAGTTTATGAATGATGAAAAAACTAAAGTATTCTCTGGAACTATAGGAGCGGCTGGTGTAGGAATTACTTTAACTTCTGCAAGTATATCTATATTTATTGACCAACCATGGACAAGTGCAGATAGAGAACAAGCAGAAGATAGAATACATAGAGCTTCATCAAAGGCGGATAAGGTGCAAATTATAAGACTTATTTGTCAAGATACAATAGATGAAGATATAGATAGAATGTTAAATCACAAATCTTCAATTTTATCTAAAGTGCTTGATGGAACTGAATTTGAGCAAAAAGTTGAAGTTAAAGATGAAAGTATTTTTAGCGATTTATTAAAGACTTTATATGATTAAACTTTACTTTTTTGTTTTTTTCTCTATATTTATAATAAGTAATTTAAAAGAAATATTATGAATAAAGAAAAAGTTTTAGGAATTATTCGTCACACACTTACTTTCGTTGGTGGTTTTTTAGTGATGAAAGGTTTAGTGGATGAAACACTAGTTACTGAAGTAGTTGGTGGTGTAGTTGCTTTGGTTGGTACTGTTTGGTCAGTTATCGTAAAAGATTAATAAAATATGAAAAAAATTAACTCAATATCAATAGCTAAAAGGATAAGAAGAAATTCTTGTTCAAGCCTAGATATTGTGTAAATTTTAATAATTAAAACACTAAAGGGTCTGGGCAGAATTGTCTAGACCTTTTTTTTTGTCACAATTATTGACTATTTTTGTGAAAGAAACAATACTCTAGTAGCTCAGTGGTCAGAGCATCATACTTATAATATGAAGGTGAGGGTTCAATTCCCTTCTAGAGTACAAAAATAAAAAATTAATTTTTTTTTGTTTTATTGTAATAAAGTTTTACATTTGTCGTTACAATAAACAATGAAAGTTCTTTGAAAGATTAAAATGCACCCATAGCTCAGCTGAATAGAGCAATTCACTTCTAATGAATAGGTCCCAGGTTTGAATCCTGGTGGGTGTACAATAAATTTTAGGAGCACCTGTACTAGGGAAATTAACATTGTTCCCCCTAAAATTTAAAAAATTCAATGAGGAAAGTTATCTTGTTTGGCAAGGACGTACAGGAGGGTGAGTTTAATGTTGACTCTTTAGGGTTCGAATCCCACCATTGAATTTTAATATATGGTATAGTAAAATAGCTAGCAAACCTGGGGCAAGGGCAGTAATGTACGTCTGACTTGTCGGTGGTTCGATTCCACCCTATACCACAAGAATGATATATAGAGTCGCTTATTTCTGATTCGTATGGAGGCAGTTGTGTAGCTTTGCAGATACACACTCATCAGAGAAAAGTTACGTGTTAATACGGGCTGCAAACCATTACCTTGCACGTCTATATATCATTTTAAAAAAAGTTTTTTGAAAAATTGGCGATAAGCTCCAAACATATCACTAGCTCTACCAGGGCACAAATCCGTGTGAGGATATCTAGTGTGAGGAGTTTCTGTTAATGTCACCCCTATACATAGGGTAGAATATAGATAAAAGATGATAGACTTAACGGGTTTACCAAATACTAGTCAAGGTAAATTGTTTGCATCAACAGATAGCCATTTTTGGTCCTATAGCTCAGCTGGTCAGAGCACCTGACTCATAATCAGGGGGTCGCAGGTTCAAGCCCTGCTGGGACCACACATCAGTTTCTAGGTAAGGTTTTGAGGAAGTTCGAATAATCCTCACAGTATTAAATGTTATTTTAGGTAAGGTTTTTGAGAAGTTCGAATAATCTCTAAAAAGAAAATGCCCGAAGTAATTCGGGCATTTTTTATAATGCTTCAATTACTTTTTCGTATTCATCAAAATCTAAATCATCAAAATTTTTAATTTTATTTAAATTTTTCACCATTATTAATCTTTGTTCCTTTTCATCTATATACCAATCCTTCCCAGACAAATTAACTTTTTTCATAATTGCTAATTCTTCAGGATTAACAGACGTTAAATTTAATGGTCTATTTGAGCTAACTGCGTATTCTATATCATGCTTATTTACATTATATGCTTTTGCTAAAAATCTATATAAATCATATATTCCTTTTCCCCCTCTGTGCACAGTATAACATTCATCTGATTTGTCTATTGGTGGACAAATTCTATGGCCGTCTCCAACTTCTTCTATTTTTATTCCTTCAAGATTTTTACTAATCCATTTAAGAGTTTTTCTCATCTCTTTAGCGTCAGAATGACTTCCAGAACCTTCTTCTACATTATTGAAAGACTCCTTTATAATTTGTCTTATTAAATGTCTTAAATTTTCTTTTTCCATAATAATAAATATTAACTTTTTTTTTAAATGCTTTTAAATTATGAATTTATACAAAAAAAATAATTATTATAAAATACTGTAAATCAATAACTTATAGTTTTTTTTTAATTTTTTTTGTAATTTTTTTAAAAAAAAGTCGTTATAATTATTGTAAATTAAAAAAAAAGTTTTACATTTGTATCGGGTTTTAAAAAAACAGATATATTTATTAACAATTATAAAAAATAAAATTTTGCAACTTACAAGTACACATATCGCAACTTTGGTTTCCACTTCGAAAATGAGTGGGAATGTAAAGAAGAATCATGATGATAACAAATCAGGGTTTATAAGGGTGTGCTTTAGCAACTTTTAAAAGTTAATAATATAACTGAAAAGAAATAAGACACCCGAACCGAAAAAGTTCGGGTTTTTTTTTGAAAAAAATTGAGTTATGGAATTTAAAGGAAAATATAAAGAATGGTACGATAGACTTATAAACGCAAATTATGGTGAATATTATGCCAACAAGAAAGTTGAAAAGTTTGTAGAAATGGATAATGAAGAAACTTGGAACAACAAAATAAAAGAATTAATAGATAAAGGAGAAAAACCAAACGAGGTTTTAAAAAAAATTGAAACAATTAGGAAAAATATTACTGGAGCTGAACTTTGGGAAAAAGCTGTTCAAATAGTTGAACATAATAGAAAAAGAGATTTAGATTTATTAAAAATAGCTATTCCAAAAGAACAACTTGAAGATGGAGCTTGGTATGATTGCAATGAAGAGGCAAAGAGAGTTGCAAGATTTAGTGGACAAGCTAAATGGGTTAAAGAAAAAGATATGTTCTTAGCTCCAGGTCAACAACAATTTGGAATGGATGGTTGGCTAGACCACTGGGAAGATGTTGTAAATGATAGATATGCAGGATTTGTCCCTATGTGGAAAGTTGAAATTTAAAGTTCTTTGAATAATGGAGAGATGGCAGAGTCTGGCTTATTGCACCTGTCTTGAAAACAGACTTACCGTAAAAGGTAACGGGGGTTCGAATCCCTCTCTCTCCTCTGGTTTACCCAAAGGGTAAATACTCTGGCTTGGCAAGGCCGTACATTGCCCTCGCTACTTACGGGGTAGCGTTTTGGAGAAGTGGCTGAGTGGCTAAAAGCACCTTCCTGCTAAGAAGGCATACTGGGAAACTGGTATCGGAGGTTCGAATCCTCTCTTCTCCGCACTTAAAAACTAAAAGGTAATATTATGCCTAAAGTAAAAATAAATGAAATACCAGACGAAGAACGTTTGATATTTCTAAAGAAAATAAAAAAACAAGATTTTGAAGAGTTCTTCGATGATTATTATGATGAACTTGAAAAAATGGCTGTTAAAAAAGGATATGTTTATAATGAACTAAAATTTATAAATGACGGTAAGTATGTAAATGCTTATGTGTTAGTGACTTTAAAAATATAAAAATGAAAAATTGTAGAATTAGATACCTCATATAACAAGCTAGTTACTTGGCTCAAGAGTAATTGGCAAAAACTGAGGTAAAAATGAAAAATTACAAAAGAGCAAAAAGAAGGAAAGATTTAGCTAAAAAAGTTAAAAAGAGAGTTAAACAATTTTTTAATGATGGAGAATTTTATTATTGGATGAAATCTACATCGACACCATGTAGTTGTGAAATGTGTTCATATTACAAATACAGAAAAGAAAGAAATAAAATTAAAAGAGAAGCTTTAAAAGAAGTATTAAAAGAAATTGAAGAAAATGAAAAAGAAATTTAAATATAAACTTTAGGGATTCACTCTACTAATAAGTGTGAGCGAATCCCAAATCAAAATGCGCTCATAGCTTAGTTGGTAGAGCACCGCACTTTTAATGCGGGGGTCGCAAGTTCGAATCTTGCTGGGCGCACAAATTATTCCCTCGTAGCTCAGCAGGTTAGAGCATTCCACTTTTAATGGAAGGGCCACAAGTTCGAATCTTGTCGGGGGAACAAAAAAGAAAACGTTCTTTGAATTTAAAATAAAAAACTTACTTACCTTTGGTAGTAAATTGGTAGGGCGCTCGGCGGTTAGCCGAGAGAATGTTGGTTCGACTCCAACAAGGTAAAAAGCACAATCTAAATTCCGATTAATGTGAAAAAAGTAAGTTTTAATATGGTGGATATAGCTCAGTAGGCAGAGCATAGGATTGTGGTTCCTTGTGTCGTCGGTTCGATTCCGACTATTCACCCACTTTTTGTAAAAAAAAAGGTCTCAGGGGCTGCTTGGTGTGGCCACCTCCCTGTCACGGAGGATTTCAGCTCGGTTCGAATCCGTGTGGGACCGCAAATAATGTAAATACAATCTCCTGTAGCTCAGTTGGTTAGAGCATCTGACTGTTAATCAGAGGGTCCCTGGTTCGAGCCCAGGCGGGAGAGCAACAATAAGCAAGAGTAGCTCAGCTGCTTAGAGCACAACCTTGCCAAGGTTGGGGTCGTGGGTTGGAATCCCATCTCTTGCTCAAAAACTAAAATTAAAAGTCATGTTAAAAGGATGTACGACAATTAGACATGTGATTGAAATTGAGTTTACTTGTCCAACAGAAAATAAAAAAATAAGACAAGAAATTCAAAATCCATATATCAGTCAAGGTAATTATTACGAAGACTGGTCTTACACTTACATTGACGTAAAGTGTAACGAGTGTGGCAAATCACACTCGTTTGAACTTTAAAATGACTTAAAATGAAAAGAAATATAAAAGAAGAAGTATTAAAAAACTTTTTGATTAATAGAGATGAAACTGGAAGAGAGATTGTTGTTTCTTATAGAACTGGTAAAAAATATTTTATTGAAACAATAGGAAATGATAGAATGGCTGATTGGGGCAGTTATAATCCTAGTACTGGTAATATTGAAAATAAAAAAGGTGCAGGAAAACATTCTGGCTCAATAACTGAAGAAGAGTCTTTAATTACTAAAGAAAATGGTTTCAACGAAATACATTAAGTAGAAGGTGGAAGTCCATATTGGTTAATAAATGAATTGGATTCAAAGCTTCCAGATAAAAAAGAATAAATAAAAACAAATAGATATGAGAGAAGTGTTAAGTGTGTCAGAGAGAGAAGGAAAGATTGATAAAAAAGTTCGTTTAATTTTTGAACGAGCAAATAAAATCAGAAAAATAAGAAGAATAAAAAAAATTAAATCCTTCTTAAAAAAATTAAAGCTTACTTAATGTAGGCTTTAATTTATGGCGAGATAGCTCAGTTGGCTAGAGCGTGGGAGTCATAACCCCAAGGTCGACAGTTCGATTCTGTCTCTCGCTACAATATATTGCGGAGTAGTAAGTAGTTGGTAGCTGGCAAGGCTCATAACCTTGTGTCGAAAGACCCCGTCGGTTCGAGTCCGACCTCCGCTACTTTAAAATAAAAAAAATAATAAATTGAATAGTTTTTAAATAAAAAAAAATAATTATTTATAATTATAAAATAAATTATATGAAGGTATTAGTTTTAAATAGTGCTTATGAACCTATAAATGTAACAACATTGTCAAGAGGTTTTAAATTGGTCTTTAAAGGTAAGGCTGAAGTAGTAGAACATATACCTGATAGACCAATAGTTACTTCAACAACAAAATACCAAAGACCTACAGTTATACGTTTATTAAGATATGTTTCAGTTCCATTTAGAAAGGTTAACTTAACAAGAGAAAATGTTTTTAGAAGAGATGATTTTAAATGCATATATTGTCGTTCTAGCGAAAAATTAACTATAGACCATGTTCATCCAAGGTCAAAAGGAGGACAAAATACTTGGAATAATCTTGTTACTTGTTGCGGAAAATGTAATGTTAAAAAAGGAGATTTATTAGTAGATGATTTTTTAAAGGAATACAATTTGACAATGCATCATAAACCTTTTAGGCCTAATTATTTGTCATACATAGAAAGATTAAACTCTTTTCATGATTCCTGGAAAGTTTATGTTGGAATTGTTAATTAAATAAAAAGCCCACTTTTTTAGTGGGCTTTTTTAGTGGGCTTTTTAAATTGATTATTATTAATTTTATTTTATACTATCGTATTTTTTATTTAAATATTCTTCAATTTCAGTTATAGCTTCTTGAATATTACTTTTTTTAACATCACATTCAACACCTTCTTCTTGATATGATGAACTTTCATGTCCGAATGAGTCAAATCCTCTAGATTCTCCGCCAGTATTTTCCCAAGAAAGCATTTCATATTCATAAGTTCCATTAGAATCTTTACATATAATTTTAATTATATTTTCACCTCTATCATCATCATATTTAATATATAAAGGAACTGAACGGTCATCTTTAGTTATTTTAAAGCCGCATGAATCATCAGTATCAGGTAGTTCAGTTATAGAATAGTTTTCAAAATGTCCTTTTAATGCTAATTTAATATCTTCCATAAGGTTCCACCAATTAAATTCGCCACCACAATGTTTATCAGAAATGTTTTCAATATTATCATAAATATTTTCTTTTAAAAGATTTAAAAATCCTTCTCTAACAATTTTTCTTATTGATTCATTTATTGACTTTGATTTGATTAAAGCATATCCATGTTTTATTAAATCTTTTTTATTGGTAATATCATTACCAGAGTTATCAACAGGATTAATTCCAGGAAATACGGTCATTAAAGTTAGTACTGGTTTATTGTTAACCTCACCAATTTTAGCTAAAATTAAATTAAAAATACTTGTTGGATTTTCTGTTTTATCACCATAAATAACTCCTATATTTTGTTTTATAAAAGCAGGTTCATTATTATTTAAATCTTCTTCAGTATATGGTTGTTCGTTTTTTGTTACTAGCTCATAATTGTTATCACTTACAACTTTACTTATTTGATTCCAATCTTTAACTCTATCAACCATTCCAAACGGTTCTAAGTCAACAACTTGCTCTACTTTTTCGCTAACTTTTTTCAAAGAATCAAATCCTATATTTTTACCAGAATTTACATTAAGCCATTTATATTTAAATGTTGGCCCTTCTTGAACGGACTTTGTTGGTTTTGTTTTTATTGTTTTTAAAATCAAATCACTTACAGATTCTTTACTTATTGACCAAGCTGATGCAGGACCTGATTTATCAAAATGTTTTTTTATATGAGGAGAGTCTAGTTCATTTGGAAATTGTAAATATATAGAATTACCTTCATCTTTTACCATTTCTTCAGTTATAAAGTCAGCTTTATCTGCCAAAAATTTATTAGCTTTAAGTAAGTCTTTTATTTGCTCCAATAAAGATTTATTTCCCACTTCTTCTTCATTTAGTAAATTAATTTTTCTTATTATTTGCTCTCTTCTTTCTTTTAGTGTTTGTATGTGAACAAATCCTGAAGGCATTTGTTCATTTTCTTTTATTGTATAATTGTCTTGATTTAACCATTTAATTTTGCCAGTAGATGAATCTAATCCAAATTCTTTTGGGTTTGACATAATATAATTTCTGGCATAATTTGAAAATATTGATTGTAATTCTTCTTGACTGTCATTGCCAGAAACGTATAAATAATTTGTTTTACCATTTATGTCAATACCTAAATCTTCTAATTCACTTTTAGACATTTTCTGAAGTGCTTCCGATAAAAAATCATTGTAATATTTTTGTTCTATTTTTTCATTTTTAGCATGTTCTTTTTCTAATTGATAAACTTTTGCCCCTCCTCCTATTGCTGCCAAAGACAAAAGTCCAGCAGTAATCCATCCTTTTAATCCTTCTTCTAATAGTTCATCAGACTCATTTAATAAATTAAGTTCTTTAATTATTTCCTCTCTTCTTTCTTTTAGTGTTTGTATGTGAACAAATCTTGAAGCTTCTTCTTTTATTATTTGTTTTAATTGAGATTTAGTTATTTTCATGATTAGTTATATTTTGTATTTTTATATAAATATTATTTATTTTTTTTAAATTATTTCTTTTTATAGGCTCTAACATAATCAACTTCATGATAATTTGGATATTTAGCATTTTCTGGCCCTTGTTCAATGTGTATTGAATTATTAATTATAATGTGCATTGGGAAATTAAAAAATTTAACAGCTTCTGGATTAGAATAAATTCTAACAAGAATATTATCATAGTAAATTTTAAAACTTTTATTGTCCCATTCAAAAGCGTATAAATGAAAATCTTTAGCATTATCCATAGTCCAATGTCTTGAAGCTTTCATTTTCTTTTTCAATTCTTCTATAGGCCTCTCCTTCCAGTGAAAAGTTGAAGTAAAAGAATTTGCCGCACCCTTCCTTCCTGTATATATTTCGTATATGTCAATTTCTGGAGGATAAAAATCTGTAGAAACCATCCAAAATGCTGGCCAACTACCAGGTTCTGGCGTTACTTTACTTCTAATTTCAAAATAACCATATTTCTGAGAAAAACTGTTTGAACTATCAATCATTGCAACTCTATATGGTATTGTGTATTTACCCCAATCACGACCATTCCAATCAATGTAATTAACATCAATAGGTTCATTCTTTGCAATTTGTTTCATTGTTGTATCTGTAAATTCAAAACAGTCATCGTCAAAATATACATCTGGAGCTATACCTTTTTCTGTTATGTTACCTGGGTGATATCTAAGACCAAAATAATTATCAGTTCTCCATTTTGTTCTGTCCAATTCGCCTTTATCAAATTCATCATTGAATGTAAGTTCCCAGCCATTTTTTTCTATGCTGTTTATTACATTGTTAAATTTATTTGGCTTAAATTTAACAAAATACCAAAGTCTAATTTTTAAAAATAAATTTATAAATAAATCTTTAACCCTCCACATCACTTTTTCCTTTTGATGCTCTTTTCCATCCAACAAAATTTTCAGATGCAGTAAACCCAAGACCAGCTATAACTATATATTCAACACCTGAATACACTTGTTCTGATATTGTTAAATTGGTAAATAAATCAACTAAAAAGCCGATTGATATTAGTCCAAAGGCTAGAAAAGTAATAAATCTTTTAGAAGATGTCTTTCCTTCAGAGCTTAACATGTTTAATAAAAAATTTTTCATAATTGTTTGTTTTTGTGTTTGTTTTTGTTTTATATAAATAGTTTTTATTTATAAAATGCCAGCTAAAGTTTTGAGTCTTAATTTATATGATTCAGAAATAGTATTATTATTTTTAGAAACGTCTTTTAGTAAAGCAAGTACTTTATCAAGATTTTTTCCAAACATTTCCGCTTCTTCATATCTTCTAGTTTTTAATCCAGGAAATTCTGCATATTTATGTTTACTCATATTTTTTATTTCTTCTTTAGCTTCTATATATTTACCTTGTTTAATTAATGCTACAAATTCTGAGTTCCATAAATTTCCTCTTCCTCTATTAAACGCTATAGAAACCATCGCATCATACATATTCTGGTCTAATTGATATGGTATTCCTTCTTTGTCCCATTTTTCAAAAATATCATTAACTGCTTTTTCTGCATCTTTAAGGTCTTGCCTCAAAAGTTTTTCAGCTTCCTCTTTTGAGATTCTTTGTCCAACTTTGTATTTTGATTTTCTTTTTGGTTCCGCATGTCCATGACCAATCGTTATCATTCCATCGTCTCTACCATTATTCGATTTTACAATATATCCTATTGACCTATAACCTTCTGTTTTTTTTAAAAATTCTATCAAATTATCTGAAACTTTTTTTGGAGTTTTAAAATAATATGATTGTTCAACTTCTTTATCTTGTTTATAATCTTTTTTTTCTTTTTCAAAATTTGTTGTTATAACGGAAAGTTGATTGATTATGTCGTTTTTTACTTCTGGAACTTCGTTATTTAAAAGGTTATTGATTGTTGTCATTGACAATAATCCTAAAAGACCAGTTAATACATACTTTGTTAATCTAACCTTTATTTTTTTAGGCAACATTTTTGCCTTTTGTAAAAATTTTTCCACAAACAAAATAGCCCTTTCTTTATTATCAATTTTATTAGTGGCCTTTTCTACTTTTTCTTTTGCAATATCCCACACATAAGTATCAGAAGGGTTATCTGGTATACCAGCCTCATTTAATGCAAATAATGAAATAATTTCATCTATAACATTATCGTGTTCTAATAAAATTTTATTGTTCATAATTAGAAATTCTAGGTTTTTTTGTCTTGGTGCTTCAGAAGAAGGCACGTTTTTAGGTTAATTTAATAAGCTTCTGTCAAAATAAAAACGAGCACCACCACCATAAGGTGCTGAAACTATTTTATCTTTTGGCAAATCATCAAAATGTATACTACTCTTTCCAAAAGCAAATCTTCCATTTGAATCTGTCCAAACTTTCACTAAATCTTGACCATTTAGTTTAATTGTAATCAATTTCTTGTCCCAATTTTCACCATACATTCTCCCTCCTTTATCCTCTTCTATCTCTTCTGTTGATGTTATTTCAGAATCAATTCCTAATAATTCTTTTACTTTATCTTCTAAACTATACTTTGATATATAATCACTATTAGCTTCAATCCACTCATCTATTTCTGAACCAATAGAATTTGCATCATAATTTTCTTCTAATTTTGCTTTGTATTCACTTTCTGTGATAATACCTGAAAGCATTTTCATACGTAGTTTTTCTTTTCTCATGTTTAAATATTATATTGATAAATATTATTTTTTTTCTTATTTATTGTTCTTCTTATATTGTTTAAATAGGTCTTTTGCTATTTTTTCACCATATTCTATATCGCTTGGAAAATGGACTTTTGCCATCATTCTGCTTTTTGAGATATTGTCTGCTATTTTCATCAATTTGTCTTCATGCTTTGGGAACATATCAGAAAGCACATAGGCTATTAAATTTGATTGAGAAGCGTGTCCAGAAGGAAAAGATGGAGATTTAGCCGAACTAAGTCTAATTGAATTTAAGTTTATATCCATCTTTTTTGCTATTTGATATGGTCTTGGTCTTTTATAATGATATTTAAGTTTCATCAAGAAATATCTTGAAGCCTCTATTAAATCTTTAACTAAAAGTTTTGGAAAATCTAAATTGTTTTCTTCAAAATATTTTTTAAATACATAATATATATTATCATGTTCTCTTATAAATTCCTCATCTGCTTTTAGGGCTTTTATTTTCAATAATTCTTCTCTTGTTTTTTCAGAATTATTTTCTGGAAATGTTTTGTTTTTATAGTCGTTTATTTGTATGCCTTTAAAGTATTTTCTAAATTTTTCATTTTCACTTAAAAATACCTCATTACTATAGATTAAATCATTTAATTCATTTTTTTCTTCTATATTATTTTCAGAAATAATACCAGCTAATTCCTTTAATCTTTTTATGTAATTTTCCTTTAACATGTTTGTATATTATATTAATAAATATCAAAAAAAAAGGCCATCTAATAGTAGCGAGCTTTAGATGGCCTGTATAGCCGAAACTATAACGGTCCTAAACCGTATCTTCAAATACTTTGTTCATTGAACCAATCGTAATCATCGAATTCTTCGTCTTTCTTTTTCATGGCAAATAATTATGGCATATCAAAACTTATTTCTATTGTTTTATTTCCTTCATCCATCAATAAATCAGTAGGATAAATATGACCTCTATCACATGTTTTTGTGATTGTCAACTTAAAATCTTCTATTGTACCTCCGTCTGCTGCACTTATATTATCAAATACTTTTTTTATTGTTTCGTATTCTTGATTTTCTTCTCTCCAAATTTCTAAATTTAAATCTATTTTTTTTATTACTGGAAAGAATTCTTTTATACCAAAACTTTTATTTTCCATATCAATAATCCAATATATTGTAGCTTTACTTTTGTTAGTATAGTAGTCATCTGGATTAATTGTAGAACTTAAATATGCATCAACTTCTATTCCTTCAGTAACATATATTTGAGAATCATTTCCAAAAGATTCTCTTATTAATTTTCTTAACTCTTGCTTATTCATAAAAATAAATATATTTTATTTTAATATTTTTTATGAAAAATAAAAAAAAAATTTTAAAAAATATCTTATTGATTATCAGCACTTTATAAAAAAAGTGAAAAAAAAATTAAAAAAATGTTTTGTTTTTTGTGTAATTTTCTTACATTTGCAACGTTACAAAATTAGAAAAAAGATTTTTTAATTATATTTAAACTAAAAACAAAATGAAAACAATTAACACATATAAGAATATTAGACCGACAGCGACGGGGATTTGTCCCGCGTATCGTTGGGATGGTATGGGTGTGTTAATTCACAATAGTATTGATTAGTTAAGTTAAACAAATATATATCAAACTAGAACACACCCGAATCCATAAAAAAGATTCGGGTTTTTTTGTGTCAAAACTTTAGGAAGCAAACGAGCTTTCATAATTTGAAAAATAGGGTAGTAGACTAATTGGCAAGTCGCCTCATTTGGGATGAGGACATTACTGCAGGTTCGAGCCCTGTCTACCCTACTGAAAATAAGTTCTTTGAAATATTAAAAAAATTACCTTTGCTTGAGAAGGTTGTGATGTCTTATGGCGTCACGAAGAAAGATAAACATCAGCAATGATGTGAAGGGGAAAGTTGCCTACAACTACCCGCCATTTTATGGTCAATTCAAGCAAGCACCGTCCCCTGCTGCCAACAGCAGACTTCGTAACCAAGCGGAGTGAAAGGCGTAAGTGATTAGATAGTCCTTTGGAAAGGATAAGTGTTAGGCGATGCTGGACACAAATAGATGCAGGGATGCGTTATCTATCATATCCAAGTCACGTAGTCTAGAGTATGGATAAGGTGTAGGAGTACTGTTCGAGACCGCAAATCAAGGGCTAGACTCCAGAATGAGAGGTGAGGCGATGATGTTAAAGTTGTCGTAGTAATCTTGAATAAGCTTTGATGAAAATTAAAGTTAATTTCTGTACAGTAGGCCGCAAGCCGAAACGCATAGAGTTGTGTTGTATTTTGTTCTTCAAAAGAGAATGAAGCAATGGTTCCAGCACAACTTAGTAGGTAAAAAAGCTAGATTAACTCAGTTGGTAGAGTGATTGTCTCTTAAACAATAGGTCGAAGGTTCAACTCCTTCATCAAGCAAATTAAAAGCAAAAGTCTGGAACAAATACTAAACGAAAAGTCGCTTAATTCCTGGTCTTTAAGATAACAGGAGCGATGGACCTCGCAAGGGAAAGTCGTTTGATAAAGTAGAAGATTTTCTAATAAGCGTTAAAAGCGTAATTAATGTCCGCAAGACAGGTGATGATTCGAAATGTCGAGTAGTTAGTATTGATAAGAGAAATGCCACTCTTCAAAAAAGGCAGCGATGACAATATACAGATACCTGAAAGGGACACTGTGGATAAATCTCAAACCAATAAGGTAGCACTTAAAGGAATGTAAGGATGAAAGTATTGTTGCAAAAGCTGTAGTCTCAAGCTTTTAATTATTATGGGGTTGTAGCTCAGTTGACTAGAGCACTGCACTTGCACTGCAGGGGTCGGCGGTTTGAGCCCGCCCAGCTCCACCATAAGGACGGATGGCAATGGCATGTCAGTTTGGATTATCGCCTATTCCAAACCTCGATTGTCGGCAAGCAAGTTTAGCAGTACACTAAACACCTAAATGGTTAATGTTAGTTCGAATCTAGCTCCGTCCACGTAGCAGAAATGGTAGTCCGATACCGCAAACTGAAAATTAAAGAAAATCGGAAAATGGGGATATGGCACAGCGGCGACTGCACTTGACTGTAAATCAAGCATACCACACGGAGGTTCGAGTCCTTCTATCCCCACAACATATGCAAGAGTAGCTCAGTTGATAGAGCATCTGACTTCCACTCAGAAGGCCGTGGGTTTGAACCCCATCTCTTGCTCAAAATACAGCTCAAAAAGTAATATTTAAAGCTCATTAATATTTTAAGTTGAGCTTAATTAAATGTTTGTTTGAGCTACAAAATGCATCAGAGACCCTATGGTATGGGTACTAGCCTCCAAAACTAGTAGTTGCGAGTTCGAATCTTGCCTGGTGCGCAACATACGCCTATAGCTCAGTTGGTTAGAGCACTTGACTGATAATCAAGAGGTCAGTGGTTCAATTCCACTTAGGCGTACAATAAATGCTCCTATAGCTCAATTGAATAGAGTGCCGAACTACGGATTCGGAGGTTGAAAGTTTGAATCTTTCTGGGAGTACATATATAATGCCTTATTAGCTCAGTTGACTTAGAGCAGCTGATTTGTACTCAGCAGGTCGGGGGTTTGAGTCCCTCATAAGGCTCCAATAATGACAGCGTGACCGAGCGGCAGAGGTGATGGATTGCAAACCCATTTAGAAGAGTTCGATTCTCTTCGCTGTCTCAATTAAAATTTTTTGTTCTGCAATTTTATGTTTAAATTTGTATTATAAAAATTAATTAGTAAAAAAATATTATGACAACTTTAAAAGAAAAAATCAATCAAGATTTTATGACAGCCTTTAAGAGCAAAGAAATGGAAAAAAAGAATTTTCTTGGAGTTATTAAAGGTGAAATTCAAAATGCTGAAGGAAGAGGAGTTGAATCAACTGACGAAAATGTTATGAGCATTTTAAAGAAAGTTGAAAAATCTCTTAAAGAATCAATTAAGTCTGGAGACGTTGAATCTGAATTTCAACTTAATATACTAAATGATTATTTGCCTAAATTAATGACAACAGAAGAAGTGAGAAAAGAAGTTGAAATTATTGTTAATGATGGCGCTAATAATATTGGAATGATTATGGGAGCGTTCAATAAAAAGTTTCAGGGAAAAGCAGATAATTCTGAGGTAAGAAAAGTGGCTGAAGAAGTTTTAGCATAATATAAATATTTGACAGAAAAAAGAGGATTCATCGCTCGAAAGAGAGGAAACTCCACACATCACAGCTTAAGGCAGGAGACTTAGATAAAATTAATTGGCAATAACCCATTTGCAGGGATAGTAAAGTTCGAATCTTTACCAAGTCGCTTTTACTGCCGAGGATGCAACGCAAACAGACAGAGAAGGTGAGCTGTTCTATGATGTCGGGTTGGCGGCAAAGATAAATGATGAATTAAAACAGAATGTGGGTTACGCTCGTTTTTTGTCAAAAAATTTCATTTTCATTAGCTAATAGATAATCGGCAGTATAATTAAAAACTCTACTGCCGTATCTATTAGAAACTTCTGATAGAGAACCTTTTACAAACCAACCTTCTGGAAATATTTGTCCACGATTTTCAAAAGCATTTCTTGTAAAACCAGGTATTGGAAACCAGGACCCTTTTTGTTTACCACTAGTACCCCTCCCAGATTTATAAAATAGTACAACTGTTCCATCTGGATATCCTATTTCACAAACCAATTTACCATCTCTTTCATTTATGGAAAGGACTTGTAAGCCTTCTATATTTTTTAGAAAGTTAGAATCTAAATGTTTTCCAACATTTCTTATGTCATTAAGCATTTTTGAAACTACGTAAGGAGAAGCGTAAAATTCATAATTAGACAATACTGTTGAATGTTCAACATATTCTTTTAAAATTTGTCTAATTATTTTTCTTAAATTTTCCAATTACTTTCCTTGACCTTTATATTTTTTTGAATAATTTTTAGACCTTTTTAAATTTGAATTTTTACACTTAGAGTGTACTCCTGGTCTTTTTCTTTTGTTGGCTTTAATGAATCCAACTGAACTGTTATTAATTTTTTTTGCCATCTCTTTTTGTTTTTTTTAATAAATATGCAAATATTTATTTTTTTAATTTTTGTCGTATAATTGTAATATGTCTAAAAAATATTTAAGAGTTTTATTGTTAGAAAAAAAACACTATACTTTTCAGTTAAAGTCGGTAGTTGTAAATTCAGAACCAAGAAAATTAAAGTGCACATGGACTCCTGAATTAGCTCAAGATGTTCATTCATATTATAGTGTTGATTCAGAAAAAGAACTTGAAAAATTAAGTTATAAGTCAAATAATGTATATAAAAGATTTCTTTTAATTGAAACATATAAGCCTAAAACATTTAGCGCTGAAGAAGAATTGACAAAACTTTTGTCTGAACAAATAGCAAAAGAAATTGATAGAGAAATAATTTCTTTATTAAATTTCAATCTTAGTTCAGACAATTCTATTAGCTTAGATAAGATAAAAAAACAAAAAATAAATCATATTGCCAATAAAAAGTCAAAGTATAAAAGAAATCTTTTATATGAAAAAAAATATCAAAATCCATATGGTGCAGTTAGATTTCCAATAGTTAATAGAAGATTTAGTTAATAACAAAAAAAATGAGTTCAACCTTAAAACATTACCTTGATTCTTGGACAAAAATTCTTAACAATACAGTTATTGAAACAGAATCTAAAAATAAAACAGATAACATTTTTAAAAGAGAGTTGTTGTTTGAAAAAAAGAAAAAATTTTCTTTTGATTTTGGCACATTAACAATGCCTTTAGTTAGAAGAGTTTTTGCTTCTACTATAGGTACTGATTTAGTTAGTGTGCAACCATTAAGTGCTCCTACAGGATTACTTCACTATATTGATTTTGAATATGAAAAAGAAAATGAATACAGAAGAGAATTGTTGATAGAAAAGTATAAGAAATATAGGACAAGACGTTCAAGAAGAGGTCCAAATATAAAATATTCTAATTTATGATATATTATAGAAAATTATTGTTAGAGAAAAAAGAAAAACTTTTTTTTGCAGAAACTGATTATACTGTTTTTTCTTATGATTTAGTTGCTAGCCCTGCTTTTAATTTAAGTTTAAACAGTTCTAAAAATCCAAAAAATATTCCTGTAGAAATTAATGATTATTCAAGTTTTTTTGAAAATTTTGGCCAACCAATAGGAGTAAGTTCTAGAACGATAGGAAATATTTACAAATAAAAAAAGCGAGCCATTTAGCTCGCTTTTTTATAATGTTTAATTAATTATAGATTTTTCAATTCTTCTTTAATTTGATTAGCTCTTGCTTTTAAAGCTTTTGCTTTTTCAATTTTTTCAGCTTCTTCTTTAATCATTTGTCTGATAACTGATTCTGAAATTGTTTCTTCTTTCTTTAATTCTGGTGTTTTCACAACTTTGCCGCCTCCTTGTCCACCAGCACCTGTTAGTGAGCCTTCAACAAAACTAACAACAACTTTACCGCTACTTTTAGATAATCCATAATTTAAATATCCTTGATAAGCGTATTGCTCAGCCGCATCATTTAAACTCTTCTCATCAAGTCCTTGAATTTGTTTACCGTTAGTATCAACTGTAATTATTCTATCATCAGTAAAGCCTTTAGATTGTATTTCACTTTTAAGTTTTGCCATCTTTTCATCAAACATTTTTTTGCCTGCCGCTTTTTGTTCTGGGCTGATTATTTTTGATGCTGCTGCTTTTTGTACAGCCGATGCTCCAGCCTGAAGTGCGCCACCTATTTTCTTACCAACGTCCCCAAGAAATCCTTCTTCCATTTCATCAATTTCTTCTTCCATGTAAGACTCATTAAGTTGTCTTTCTATTTCAGCCTTTTCTGATTCTAATTTCTTTATAGCCATAAATCTTTGAGCTTCTTCTTTGATGATTTGAGCTAATTCTTGTTTAGTTATTTTCATGATTTAATTCTATTTTATATTATTTATTAATAAATATGAAAAAAAAATAAATTTTAAACTTTGTAATTTTTTTTTACTTTAAACGTTTTCATATTATATTTAAAACTATAAAACATGGTAACAAAAATAACAGTACCAACAGATATTACAGAAGAACAAGCAATTGCTGTATTTAGACATTTCAATGAAAATACAGGGTTGTTTTTGCATGAACATTTGCTAACTGAAGACAGTAAATGTGAAAAATATGAACATACTTATATTTTTGGAGATGAAATAATTTGTAATGCTGTAATCAATGCAATGTTAGAAAATAATGTACCAGTTTTGGGCAAAGAAGATTTTACTAATAGTTTAGTAGAAATTGTAAATTCAAATAGAATTCAAGAGTTTAAAAAATCTTTGAACGAAGATTATGAAGAAACTTTTGACATGTTGTTTGATGAATTTATTAATGGCAATGTAACTAAAGATATGGTTTTAGATAAGATTAACGCTCTAGGCATGAAGTCTCTTCAAGAGCATGATTATAAAATTCTAAAATCGTAAAAACTTTAACTATGAAAATATCTGAGTTAATAGTAAAGCTTGAAGAAATTAAAGATAAAGAAGGCGATTTAAATGTATGCGTTTCTGAATCTCATGAATATTGGGGAAGTTTACAAACTTATTTGACTGAACATAATATGTCAGTAAACGAATATGCACAACCTAATGGCCCAAAATCTGGGAAATCTGAAAAAGCTGTTATTTTTGAATATTAATTTACAATTATAGAAACTTACGATTATGCAATTTATGTAAATGGCAGTAAATACGCAGAAGCGAATAGCCATCAAGAATTGATAGAGTATATTGAACAAATTAGAGTTGAACGTGGAGAAGGCGCTAAATACACCATAACTCTTAATAAAATTTAAATTCATAAATAAATGAAAAAACAAACTTTATATCATATTACTTTTTTGGATAGAATTAACGGAAAAATTGTTCATAAATACTTCAAAAGAGTAAAAAATGCTAGAAAATCCATAAGAAAAGATTTTGATATATGTTTGTCTTGCTGGAAAGAAATTAGCACAAACAAAAAAAGTATAACAGTAAGAATTTTCAGAAACATAAATAATAACGAACCAAAAGAATGGTTTAACAATAAAATAAAAGCATAAAAAAAAGCCGACTTATTTGTCGGCTTTTTAATTAAATGAATTTTATTAATCTATATTTTCTCCCAATTTTTCAAGACCTTCTTTAAGAGTTAAAAGTTCTTTTTCTAATTCAGCTCTTTTTTGTGCTTTTTTATAATTATCAACTGCTTTTTTAGCTTCAGATAATACAAAGCTCTTAAGTTCTTTCTTTGAATAAGACTCTTTAAGGTCAATATTGCTTCCGTCAATTTCTATACCTTTAGCAATTCTTTCAGTTGGTTCTTCAGCATCTTTTTCTGGCATTCTTTCATGAACTTCAGCTTTAGCTTGTCCAGCAGTATGAGTATGACCTCCTTTTTCAGCTCCAGCTGAAACGTAAGTTTTTGCTTTTTCGTCAACAACCTTATCTTCTGTATTCATTTCAACTTCATGATTTTTACTAACTCTATCTTCGAAAGGTCCAGAAGCTTTAGTTCCTTGAATATCGTTTTTAGAAGTAAAATTAGCATTAGCCTGACCAGTTAAGTGATTAGAACCACCTTTTTTACCGCTAGCATCTACTTTAACTGCTACAGATGCTTTTTCATCAGAACCTTGGTCATTATCTTTTTGGTTCATTTTAACAGCAGAAGGAGTTTCTCCTGATTTTTCAACTTTCTTTGAAGGAGCTTTATAAGTTAAAGCCTTATCTGAATCTCCCAATTCATCGTTTGAATTCATTTCAACTTCAAAAACATCCATTGATGATTCTACAGCAGATTCTTTTAACATTGATGCTTTTAAAGCTTTTGCTTCTTGCTTAATCATTTCAATAAGCTCTTCTTTACTTAGTTTCATTTTTATTAAGGTTTAATTTTTTTGTGATTGTAGTACATATAAATATATTAAAAAAAGAAAAAATCGTATTTTCAAAAAGTATTAATACTTTGAAACAAAAAAAAATATTTGTATATTTGATTTTATGAAAGTTTTAGGGAAATTATTAGGTCATTTTACTGTAAAAAATGATAATAACAAAGATTTATTTATTGTGTTTTTTTATGAAAAAGGAATCTCTTTTGAAGAAGATTTTTTAAGAGGCATAATTGAAAATGAAAGTATTTATAGAAGGTTTATTCAAATTAATGACTTCTGGAAAAATCGTAGTGAAACAGAAGAGTTGAATAGTTGTAGAGAGCAATCGATGACAATGATTATGGATTTACTTCAAGAGAATCAAGAATATTTATCAGAATTTTTTGTGGTTGAAAAAAAGGATAATAGTCAGTTTGATAATAATAAAATTTTTCTAGAACACTTAAGAGAAGAAGATTTGCTTAAAGAGATAACAAGGAAAGAATTTGAGTCTAAAGTTAAAGATGAAAATATAGGTGAGTTTTATGTAGAAAATTTGAATGTTGCAAAAGAGTTGGCTAAATTTTATACATACAAATCAAAAAAAACCAATTTAGACTTCTATTTAATGGTTATTGATGATAAGATAAAAATAGGCTTTGCCGATAAAGAAAACCTCCCAGATAAAAACGATTAAATTATGGATTATAAAATTTTAAAAGACAACTTTTGTTTTCAACATGTATATAATGATGGAGAAGAAAAAGATAAAGAAATTTATTTTTGTACGTGTGGTAAAAAAATAACACAAAAAAACAATAAAGCTAAAAAGGATGAATTAACTCTGGAAGTTGAGACAAACTCTTATTATGGAGATTTGGATGTTTTTGATAGAATTGAAGGTACTGTAAATGTAATCTGCCCAAAATGTAAAACAGATTACTCTAAAAAAGCTAACTCTCAAAAAATAAAAGAAGCGAATATATTTTTTTATGGTTATTTTGATTTTGTGAAAGAGGATAAAAAAATATTTCTTTATAAAAATAAAGTAAAAACTGTTTGTACAGAAAAATCTAGATTCGTTAAATTTAAAGAAGAAAAATCTTATTTATTAGTAGACGAAGAAAATAAAAAATTATTTTATAAAAGCTTTAATTCAAAAAAAGAAAAAGAATTTAATCTAGATGAAATAATTAAGGTTTTAAAAGATTTCTATTTAAGTGATGACGGTTCAGAAATAACTATTATTGACAAAATAGTTTCTGTACATATGTTTTTGAGTGAAGTTGCAAGAATTGTTGTTGATTCTAAAAATATTAATATAATAGATGGGCTTATGAGCCAAATGATTGGAAAGGCTGGTCTTGATATATTGATGAAAATAAACTCTATATTCTTTGGTATAATTTGTTATTCAAACTTATCTACAATAGCTTTAACAAAAGGTTCTGTATTTTTGTATGATATGATGAGCAATTGTAATCTACCTAATCCTTCAGTTCTTTCAGATAATGGCGTTACATCTCCTTTAAAAATATTTAATTTCCTTGTTACAATAGAAAATAAAAAAACACAAGAAGAACTAGATTTAGAAAAAAATACTAAATCAGATTTTGTTTATAAATCTAAAGATGGTAAAAAATTCATAAATTTTAATGCTGAATTAGAGAGGTGGGGTTTCAATAATATAAACAATGGAACGAAATTAGATTTTTCTTATGGTAAAATAAATGTACGAGAAGACCTTAAAAATAAAACTGTATCTAAATACATTTTCAATAAAATAGAAAAATTTAATGAATATAAAAAATTAATAAGATTTACTAAATTCATAAGTTATGAAGAGCTTATAAATCTTGTAATGAAATATGACATTGAATATATTATAAATCTATTTGATTTGGTTGAATTTAGAAGTGACATAAACGAATACAGCTTAAAACAAATAATTCCATTAACATTAGACTATTTAAAAATGAGAGCATTAAACTCTTACACAAATACAGAAAGTGGTGCGATTAAAGAACGTCTAATGGAAATGGCTGGGATAGGTCAAAATAAAGAAATGAGTTTTGAAAATATTAATTCTGATGTAGAGCCAAAATTAAATTATTCTTTATTGGGCAATTTTAGCTTTTATGAATATGATGATAGTGTTAGAATGATAAATGATTTGAAGTGGGATAGAACAAAAGAATTTGATAAAATCAAGAAAGTTTCAGAACTAAAAGAATATCATGATAAGCTTGTTGAACATTATAATATGTTGAGCAACAAAGAAAAAAATGAAAAATTTATGAAATTTGCTGAAAGGTTTAGATACCTAGAAGATTATAACGAAGGTTTAAAAATTAAACTTTTGGCAAATCCGAAGTCAGTTCTTGATGCCGCAAATGAAATGAAAAATTGCTCTGGTTCATATGTTACAAGGATTAGTAATGGTCAATATTTATTAATAATGGTATATGACAAAACTAAAGAAAGAAAGTCTGATGAAGACGAAAAATTCATGATAGGAATGAATGTTACAAGTATAGGACTAGAATTTGAACAACTTAAAGGACCTTGTAATAAACAAGCTTCAAATAGACAAAAAGAATTAGTTATAGAATATCTAAAAGAAAAAGAAATTTCTTATAGGGAAGTAAGAGATTTAAAGATGGATACATTGAATGGAAGGTCAAGAAGTGAAAATAACTTGTTTGGAATGTTATAAAAAAAGGCGAGAATTAATCTCGCCTTTTTGTTTAGAAAGTACTTAATTTTCTTTCTTTTTTGGTTTTTTTCCAACTAAACTTTCTTTTGTTGTTGGTGCATACAAAACTGGCGGAACATACTTATTAATTGTTAACAATTTCTTTTCGATTTTGTCTAATAAATCATCATCGTTGTCATTTTCATTGCCTTCAATTCTAAGACCATATAAATGTTGATTTTCATCAGTAACAACAATATTCCAAATGTTATTTTCAAATGTAGCTCTGACTACCGTTGTTAATTCAATTTCTTGATTTGTCATTTTTTTTTAATTTTTAATTATATTTTATATTTAGAATGTACTTCCACTTGTTCTAAGCCATCCAACAGGAGTTTTCCAATAAATGTAACCATTATTGTCCCACGTTATTGAACCACTTTCTCCAACCGTATCTGTAGTTCCTGTTGGAATTGCAGCAGATTTTTTAATAACAAAATCTGGAACATAGACTGTATTACTTGTTGTTGCAGTTATTGTTTGGCCTCCAATAATTGCTGACCTTAATACATTTGAATTTACAACATTATTTTCACCGACAAAAATACCAGAACTAGTAGCACCTGTTTTTATACTTTGGTCTTGACCTCCTAATATAGCAGAATAATTACCGAAAGAACCATTATTTCCAGTTGCGGCTTTACTAAAAAAAGAAAAGGACGTATTACCACTAGCTATTATTTTATTTGTAGAATTAAAACCTCTACCGCCTGCAAAAGAATAATCACCACCAGCCACTGTATATATTCCGCTAGAATGTGATTCTGACCCAAATGAAGTTGTGCTAGAACCTTCAGCATGTGAAACTGGGCCGAAAGCAGTAGAAAAAAGTCCTTCAGCATGAGATGTGCTACCGACTGAATATGTATATTGACCTTCAGCATGTGAATGGTCCCCAAAAGCAATAGAATAATTTCCTTCAGCATGTGATTGTTGACCAAAAGCTGTCGTACTATATCCTTCAGCATGAGAACTAACTCCAGTTGCAATTGTATAACTACCTTCGACATGAGAATTGTTACCAATGGCAGTTGTATATTGACCTTCTGAGTGAGAATAGTCTCCAAAAGCTATAGAATTAACACCTTCAGAATGAGAAGATTCTCCAAATGCTGTAGTAACTCCACCTTCAGCATGAGAAGTTACACCAAAAGAAGTTGTTAAAATTCCTTCAGCATGTGAACCTACACCAATAGCGGTACCTCCACTAAAAGGTGTCAAGCCTATTTCTCCTCCTCCTTCAGCGTGTGAACCAAATCCAACTGCAGTTGAACGATAACCTTCAGCATGTGAAGACTTACCAGAAGCTATAGTTCCAAACCCTTCAGAATGAGAATAGTCTCCAAAAGCAGTAGTCTGTCTACCTTCAGCATGAGATTGAGCTCCATTAGAAGTTGTTAAATATCCTTCAGAATGTGAATTTGTTCCTATTGAATTAGTATTTGAACCTTCTGCGTGTGATGCAGAACCTATAGAAATAGTATTGTCTCCTTCTGAATGAGATGCGCCTCCAACTGCAGTTGTATAAGACCCTTCTGAATGTGAATATTCTCCAAAAGTAGTAGTTTCTCTACCTTCAGCATGTGATGTATTTCCAGATGCTATAGTATTACTTCCTTCAGAATGAGAATTACTACCATTTGCAATAGTTCCACTACCTTCAGCGTGTGATACGTTACCAATTGCTATAGAATAGCTACCTTCTGCATGTGAAATTGTTCCAAAAGAAGTTGTAGCCTCACCTTCGGCGTGAGATGACTGACCAGAAGCAACTGTAAAATAATTTTCAGCATGTGAATAATTCCCAATTGCAAAATTATTTCTACCTTCTGAGTGAGAACTTTCTCCAATAGATGTGTTTGAGTTACCTTCAGCATATGAATAATTACCAGTTGCGTCAAGCCCTGAATCGTTAATTGCTTTAATTGAAAAAGTACCAGTTGAGCCTGTTGTAAAAATTGACGAACTACCTACACTAGTTGTTCCTGTTACAATATTTCCAAGTGAGTCAATTTGTAAATTAGCGATAGCTGTACTACCAGTAAATGGTGATATTAATCTAATACTCTCATTAGATTCTAACGCCATTCTATCATTAGAATAAAGTGTTAGATTATCATTAAGACCGCCCATACTAATTGATATGGCACCACCTTTTGCAAAAGCTTGTAGGCTATCATTCCCAAGCGATAAATATTCTTTACCGCCATTACCATTATCATTATCAAGGGCCACATACCCTAACCCAAGCCAATTAAAATCAAATATATTTGATGTTCCTACGCCAGATAAAATTGCATTATTTAAATTAATATTACCAGTTACTGTACCACCAGATAATGGTAGATAATTACTTAATAAAGCTGTTGTTCCTGTTACAACATTACCATTTGAATCTAAACCTAAATTTATTGTTGATGAACCAGAACCTATATTTTTTATATTTAATCCTGGGACATAAACTGTATCAGCAGTTGTACCTGTAATATTTTGACCTCCAAGAACAACACTTCTAGCTCCTGTAACTAAAGAATTTAAAGAGTGAATAAAAGATGTTTCTCCTGAGGCAATTGAATTGTAACCTCCTGAGTGAGAATAGTCTCCAATAGCTCTAGTATTATAACCTTCTGCATGACTAACTCCACCACCAGCTACAGATAGACGGCCTTGCGCATGTGATGAATCACCAGAAGCTATAGTTGATTCGCCTTCGGCATGACTATAGTCACCACTAGCCGTCGTATATATACCTTCTGTATGAGTGGCTTCAGCCGCAGAAATAGTATACCATCCTTCAGCATGTGAATAAATACCACTAGCAGTATTTTCAGAACCTTCAGTGTGTGAAGCTTGACCAATTGACGTATTAAATGAGCCTTCTGTATGAGAATAATTTCCTAAAGATGTAGTTTGACGACCTTCTGCATGTGAAGACTCTCCAGAGCTAATTGTTGCCTGGCCTTCTGCGTGAGAATATGTTCCTATTGCAAAAGAACTAAGACCTTCAGCATGAGCATAATCATTATATGCAGTTGTATAACCTCCTTCTGCATGTGTTGAATAACCTTTAGCAACTGTATATTCCCCTTCTGCATGTGAATAGTTTCCAAAAGCTGTAGTGGCATAGCCTTCAGCGTGAGAACTATTACCAGATGCAATTGTACCCTGACCTTCTGAATGCGAAAAACTGTCAACTGACGTTGTATAACCACCTTCTGCATGTGAAAAATCACCAATAGCAAACGTGCCTTCACCCTCTGCATGAGAAGCAGACCCTATAGCTGACGTACTACTTCCTTCAGCGTGTGAAACAATACCAATAGCTACAGAGCCATATCCCTCTGCATGCGAACGCTGACCTATTGAGGTTGTTGATAGTCCTTCTGCATGTGAAGTGTCACCTGAAGCTATTGTAGATTCTCCTTCTGCATGAGCCGACTCACCAACTGAAACAGTAGACCTACCTTCTGTATGTGAATAATTACCAAATGCAGTTGTGTACCAACCTTCGGAATGTGAAGAATTACCAGTAGAAGTTGTAAAGCCGCCTTCTGCATGTGAACGCAATCCTGAAGCAGTAGTAGAGTCTCCTTCAGAATGAGAATATGAACCTATAGCTGTTGTATAAGTTCCTTCAGAATGAGACGCAGTTCCGTTTGCTGTTGTTGATAAGCCTTCTGAATGAGAAAAACTTCCTAATGAAGTACTTGTACCTCCTTCAGCATGTGAGTAATCCCCTACCGCTGAAGTTGAATATCCTTGAGCATAAGAATAATTTCCTGTCGCATCAATAAGACTATCATTATTTGCTTTAATTGAATAATTCCCAGATGAGCCAGAAACAAAAACAGAATTACCAGTTAAATAATTTGATAACGTTGTTGAACCAACAAAAAAGCTAGAGCCAGAAATTGTATTAGCACTTATTGAATTTAATGAAATATCATCTGCAAGATTTACTATTGGTAAGTTGCCTGTACCACCAGTTGTTATATTTGTTCCTGCTTGTACTCTTGTTACATCATTCCCGTCTGCTGTAGTTAAGAAAATATCATATAAATTTGTTGAGCCAGAATATATAGTCCCAGCAGATAAGCTAGTTGCATATATATCACTTGTAGTTATAGAAGAAAGACTATCGCTAACTCCACTAAATAATTTTTTAAAGTTATCATTTATTATAACTCTTCCTTCATTAGGACTATGATATCCTTCAACGTCTATTAATGTAACTGCAGAAAATGGCATTTTTTATCTCTATTTTATTGTTTTAAATAAATAGAAATCAAAAACTTTTATCATTTACAAGTATCTTTTTTTTCAGTTAATTTGTGTTATGTATTATTTTGAATATAATAAAGAAGGTTATCTGGAAAGATATTTTGAAAAATATGACACTTATGATTGCTATAAAGATTATTTAATGTGTTATTGTTTAATAAAAGATTATTCTGTAACCAAGATAGAGGAAAACGGGAAATATAGGCATGTTATAAAATATAATGAACCGATAAAAGTAGTGCATAGGTTTGAATGTGGAGAAAGTTGGATAAGTGTTGTCCAAAAAGAATCAGAAGTGATAAAAAGCGAAAGGCAATATGATAAAGTAGAAAAAAAGTATCCAAGTTATTATCAAAACAACACAAAACAACATAATTTTTATTACCCAACAATAAAAACACAAATAGCATTCGAAGATGATAAGTTATCTCATTTAAAATTTTCTATTCATCCAAATTTAATTAATAACTGGAAAAATTTAATCAATTTATAAAAAGCTATAATATTTATTTAATATAATATATTGAATATGTATAAAGGTAAACAGCTTTTAAGAAATTTATTATTTGAAAGTTTTCAAGAAAGAAATGAAGATTTCTTTTATCTAGCGCCAGACATTATAGGTTCTGTTGCAAATGCAAATATGAATATTGGCAAAAATAAGTTTGTAATCGACTTTACTACAACAGATGGTAGAGATATGAAATTGTCAGTTAAGAATGATTGTGTAAGCAATTGGATGAATAATAACTCAGAAAACTCTGGGATGGTTGATTTTGTTAAAGAATTTATCTCTAAATCAAAACCAGAAGAAGAATTAGAAACTGATACGTTAGAAGAAATAGTGGATGAATATGGAGATATAATGTCAGATGATGACATGCCAAATAATTCAAATAATTCAATGATTGGTAAATCTAAATTCGATTCAGATAAAGCAATTAGACAAACTATAGCAAAAAGTAAAAGATATTACGGAGATTTGGGTCTTGGCGTTATAACTTGGTAATTAAAAAAAATATTAAATTATTTATATAAAAACAAAAAGATATGTACAAAATAAAAGATATATTTGATTTCGATTCTAATGAAGAGAATAACAATAAAAAAGATTCTCAGCTTGAAAGAATGAAACAATTGAATGAAACATTTCAAAAAAGAGGCGAATTCATAAAAGATAAAGAAGTAAAAAATATTAATGAAAACAAATTAAAGGAAGAAACTGATAGACTTAAGAAATTAACTTCTCACAGAAATGTTTTGAAAGAACATGGAAATGATGGAATTCCTTTTATGGGAATTAGTCAGGCTGGTCAAGGTCAAACTGTTAACACTTTCCTTCCTACAATAGCTGACGCAGCAAAAAACACATCTTTCTCTTATATAAAACCAGAAGAAGCTTTAGAGATTGCAATAAAAAGAGCTATTGAATCTGGAACTCCTATTAATAATATGAGTTTTTACGAAGAGGTAAATTGGATTTTAAACAATTTAGGGTTTGACTCAAAAAGTGCAGTTGATATTAAAACTGCAATGATAAAAATAATAGGAGGAGATTTAAATACTTCTTTAGGCTAATAATTTATATTCATGAAATCTGTAAGAATTATTATAAGAAATATAATAAATGAAATGTTTTTACAAGAAAACTTATTTCAATTAGAAGAAGATTTCAGATATAGATATGATGGCAGCTTTGAACCAGAAGAAGGAATGATACATACTGCACAGGAAGCCTTAAATGCCGTTAACAAAAATGATTTAACAAAAGACGTTTCTAATCCTAATGAAGGCTCTGGTAAAAGTAAGGCTAATTCAATAATAAAAAAAGAGCCTTTTAGTCATTCTCAATTAAAAAGAATGAAAGCTTTCTTTGATAATAGAGAAGAAGAATACAAAAAAGAAAAAATAAGTGGCAAAACAATAGAAAACTCTGGAATCATGCAAATTTGGGGTTTATGGGGAGGTGATGCTGCTAGAGCTTGGTGCGAAAAAAAGTTAAAACAAAGAAATAGTAGCAACAATACAAGCAAAACAGTAAGAGGAGCATCTGGAATTAGAACCAAAACTCTTATGGATACAAATAACACAAGAATTCACAAATAATTTTTATTTTTATTTTTTTTTCTTTAACTTTGACATATTAATATGTAACTTTTAAATATAAGTATATGTCAGAGACAACAATTGAAACAACAAATCACAATTTCCCAACGACACCTGTATTGCCAGCAGACTTTGAAGGCTACATGGATGCAGACGATGAGTTAATGGTTATTGCTGAACACATTAAAGACACCACAACTCATAATGCTGATATAGAACCAGAAAGAATTAAGTTTCTTTATTGTACAAAAAACCCAAGAAAAGAAGGTGGAAGGTTTGTTTTAACTTCACTAATTAAAAGGTCAGACATTGAAAAAATGGTAAATGATGATTATGATTACATTATTACTGTATTTTATGATGTCTGGAAAGATTTAGATGATTCAAATAAAATTATTCAATTAGATAAGTCTTTATGCGGAATTGATATGGGAACTATGGACAATCCTTCTCTAGGCAAAAAAACACCAGACACAAGAGAGTTTAACGATAACTTGCGTTATTATGGTGCAGAAACTGTATTAGACAGTTCAGAGATGGTTGACTTGGCTTGCCAAAGAATCATGGATGAAAGAAAAGAGAGAAAAAAAGAGGAAAGGGAATTAAATAAGAAAAACAAATAAAATAAAAGGTGGTTTTTCCACCTTTTTTTATTTACTTTTTTAAAAAAAAACATACTTTTAAAATAAAAACAAGAAATTATGGAAGATGTAAAAGTGCAAATGAACAATCAAATTAGAGCCGTAAAAAGCCATTATCAAGCAAAAAAAGATAAAGCAATTGCAGATTTAGAAATTTATTTGAATAGACCAGTTGGAGTTGGTGAACACAATTCAATTACAGAAGAAGTTATTAAAATACTCGAGGATTTAGAACATTCTAATTCAATGATGAATATGATTGAAGGGATGATATTAACACCAAATTCACAAGATATAACCGATAATCAATAATAGCATGGAAATTTTATTAAAAATAATACTTGGAGTATTAATAATTGCTTCTTTATTTTTTGGGAGACTTTTATTTCAAGAATATAAATTATTTAATAAAGATATAGAGTTTAAAAACACTTCTTTAGCTGAAAGAATCTTAGTAAATGGAATAATTTTTATAATTGGTATAATTATTTTATCTACAATATCATTTTCTTCAATTTTAATTTTTTCAAAAATAAATGTAATATTACCTTTTTAAAATATGTCTTTCTTTAAAAAAATAAAATTTTATATAAAAAATGCAATTTGGAACTATAAATTTTGGCTTTTTTCTAAAAGAAAATATGTGGATTATAGTTATACAATAAAAAATCCTATTAGTGGAAAAATAGAAAAAGTAATAAAAAGAAGGTTTCAAGGATATGAATATGATGGTAAAATATATCAAGATAATCCTGGCATTCCAATAAAAAATGAACAAGACTGGAAAATAATCAAAAAAAATCTTTAAAAAAGACCCGCTTTAGGTGGGTTTTTTTATTTTTATTAATATTAGTTTTTTAATTTTTAAGTATATTTATATTAAAAATATTATAAAGGTTAATATATTATGGCCGATATGGAAGATATAAAAAATGGTGAAGAAAAATCTAACAAAGATTTTTCAGGTCTAGAATCAAATACTCATGATACTTTTGAGAAGATAAAAGAATTGCTTAGAACAACTACAGAAAAAGTAATTGAAAATCTTGGATATGAAAAAAATAATAAAGTAGCTGGAGTTTATGGAGACGGAACAACTTATGGAACTGGAGTTGAAGAAAATCAGTATAATGTAATTATAACGGCTAGACCTAGAAAGTTTAGTAGCTCATTAAATATGAGTCATGGCCATGGTAATGGAACTTTTGAAAAACAAATAATAATTGGCACAAAAAGAGTTGAGTCACAACTTGACTTTGAAATAAAAGGAAAAATTCTCCATATTCAATATAGAAGTCCTGAAGCAGGATTTTTTAGAGGAGTTGATGATGAAGGAAAAACTTTTATGGTAAGAAAAAAAATATCAGTACCTTTAAAAGATGCAGATAAGGTTTTAAAAGATGAACTTACAGACGCTGCAGAAAGAGAAGTTGGTTATTTAACAAACACTAAACTTGGAGTCGAAGATAGATTCGAAGAAAGTACTACATCAATTGTTGAAAATTTAAATATGAAAAAATTAACACTTAAAAGTCTTTTTGAAGATGATTTAGACTTTTCAAAAGGGAAAATAAACGAAAATGAAGGTTTTGAAAGACTTTCTGATGATGAGGAAGAAAATATTCCTGCAGTTAAAAAATTAAACACTTTGCCATTAGACGGAAAAGATGATGTTAATCTTTTGTTTGATGATGAAGAAATTAATTTTGAAGAAATGATTAAGGAATTTGGCGTAGAAGAAGCTAAAGAATTCAAAAAAAGACTTGAAGATGAATATGGAGCTAAAGATGGAGATGTTTCAGATTTAACAGATGCAGAAAAAAAGGATTTCTTTAATTCATTAAAAAAAGAAACTATTGAAGAAATTACTATGTCTGGCCCTGGCGGAGCTGGTGCTGGTTCTTACTTAACAAAATGGTTTGCAAAAAATGTTTCAAGAAAGTTTGCAAATAAATCTAAGGGAGGCAAAAAGTCTGATGTTGGCGCACCATACAATATTCCAGTAAATCATCCTATTTATGAGGAAGGAGAAACTTTAAGCGAATCAAGAAAGAAATCATTTGAAAAAACTCCTTATTCTAAAGCACAAACTTCCAGACCTAAAGTAGATAAAAATTGGAATATAATTCCAGAGGAAAGAAAAGTACAAGCAAGCAAGCCTTATACTCAAGTTGTAAAAGTTGACCCTAACTATCACCCACAAGGGATGCCTTTCGTTGAGCCTAACAGCAAAGAAGAACTTGAAAGAACTGTTGGTAAAGACCATGATAAAATGAAAAGAATGGGTCTTAATGAAAGCGAAGCTGACAGAATAGAAAGACTTAGAAAAAGAAGATTTTCATCTCTTACAGAAAATGAAGTTAAAGGCATAAATAAGCGTTATATAGTTACTGAAAAGACTAGTCAAGAATATGAACAAGAAAGATGGAAAAAACTATCTACTTTCAGTAAATTTGAGACCATAAAAGAAGCTGAAGAAATGAGTTCTGTATTAGATAATATAGATGATTACAATTCTTTCTTTGAAGAAAAAGTAAGTTTAGTAAATGAGTCAAAAGATTACACTTTAAACGAATCAAAGAAAGAAAACACTATTGAGGTAGAAAAGCCTGGAAGTATTTTTGGGATTAAACAAAAGTTTTATGAAAAAGATTTCTTAAATGAAAGTAAGAAATTTATTTTAGATTTAAATTCTATGGTTTTTGTTCCAAATCCAAATGCTTCAAAATAATAAAAATTAATTTTTTTATAAAGACTCAGCAAAAGTTGAGTCTTTTTTTTTAAATTTGCAATATGAATAACGTTAGAAGAAATATGTTTTTATCTGGAATCTTAAAAGAAACTAAAGAGATTTCTTTTAAGATGGACCTGCCATATGAAATTGAAGTTTTGAATAATGCTTTTAAAGACTCTGGCTATAAAATTTATGTTGTTGGAGGCGCAGTAAGAGATTCTTTACAAAAAAAGACGCCAAAAGATTATGATGTAGCAACTGAAGCAACACCAGAAGAAGTTGTTGACATATTAAATAAAAACAATATAGACAATTTCCCTAAAGGAGAAGCATTTGGCGTTGTATCTGCTATTATAAATGGTGAAGAAGTTGAAATAGCAACTTTTAGGTCTGAAAGTTATGATGGAAGTGGTAGAAGGCCGACTGAAGTTAAGCATTCAACCATAGAACAAGATGCCAATAGAAGAGATTTAACTATAAATGCTTTATATTATGATGTTGATGAAAATAAAATCATAGATTTTCATGGTGGGGTTGATGATTTATTAACTGGCACAATAAAAACTGTAGGCGAACCAGAAGAAAGATTTTATGAAGATAGGCTTAGAATAATGAGAGCTATTAGATTTAAAAATATTACTGGTGGAGACTTGGATGATAAAACAAAAAAAGCGATTTTAAAATACAGTGAAATGCCAGGCGTTTCAAGTGAAAGAATTAGAGATGAGTTTTATGCTGGATTAAAAAAATCAAAAGAACCAAAAGTTTTTTTAAATGACTTATACAATTTTGGGATAATGAAAAGAATGTTTCCAAAATTAAATATAAACACTAATTTTATAAGTAGTAAAAATCCTATTCTTGTAGTTTCTTTTATTCTTAAAAACAATAATGTTGAATCGGTAGTATCAACATTGACTGAAATGAAATATAATAATGAAGAAAAAAGAGCTATTAAATTTTTATTAGATTTTTTAAAGTTATTTACAGATTTTAAAAAATCAGAATCATATTTAATTGACATAAATTCTTTTTCAAAACTTTTAACAGCAAAAGAGTCAATTAAAGACTCTGTTGATGAAAAAGATTTTATTATTTGGTCTGAAATAAATAAAATCGATAAAAATATAGCGAAATCATTATATAATTTTGATAAATTAAAAATAAAAGATTTACCAGAAGTACAAAATAAAATTGAATCTGGGCAAATTCCAATTCAAGGAAAAGAGCTTGGCTTTGAAATAGATAAGGCAAATTATGAAAGATTTTTATCTTTAATATAACTCTTTAATTTTCTGTTTTTTTTTCTTATATTGCATAATAAATAATTAATATTATGAAAATTGTTAATGCAACTAATAAGCTTTTAATTAAAAGTGAAATAAGCTTGCCTCTATTGAAAAAAAATGGTGGTAATCAACAAGTAACTTTAAATCCAGGAGAATTTGTTTACGTAGAAGAAATAGGCAATAATAGTATGCTAAGATTCTATGAGCGTAAAAAAATGATAGAGGTACTTGAAGAAGAAAAGCCAAGCAACTTAAATTTTTATGTAGTTTATAATTACTTTGACCTTCTTAAGGAAGTTTCTGAGAATATTGCTAATGCTCATGAAAAGCTTAGAAATGAAGTAATTAATGACGAAAGATTTCCAAAAGCATTAAGAGAAGAGTTTTCAAAAATTGAAGACAAAATTAATTCAGAAGAAGAAGAGATTGTCGTAGAAGTTATTGTGCCAGATAATTCATTAAAGGAAGACTCTAATCAAAACAAAGGAGGACGACCAAAAGGTTCGAAAAATAAATCTACTAAAAAAAAGGGAAAGGCTGGAAGACCTAAAAAGAAAACCAAAAAAGCAACTTCTAAAAGTAAAAAATAAAAAATATGATTTCTCAAAGATTTGAAATATCAAATAGAGAAGCTGAAAAAAGAATTTCTTCAACAATACAACATAAATTAAGAGTTGTTATGAAGTGTTATACAATTACAGATTTTAATATTGATGACTTAAACAATTCTTTTAATTTTAAAAAGACACATAAAATAAGAGGGATTCTTTTTAAAGATTCAAAAATTTATATTGGAAATTATTTGTTGGAAAAAAAAGAAAATCCAATAGAAGATAAAGAGTATATTTTAACTATAACTGTAGGAGATAATGTCTAAAAATAAAATTTCTAAAAGAGAGAAGCAGATAATGGATACTATGGGGCTTGATTATGAGTCCACAAAAGCTGTTACAGAAATAGGTAGACTTGCAGGTACAAATAAATATGATGTTTGGATAGGAAGGGAAATTTCAAAAAATAAGGAATTTTTACTTAGAGCGTCTGACTTTCAATTCATAATTGATTGGGCCAAGAAAGATAAACCAGATATTTTTAGACTAAATTTTGAAGACGCTTTACAGTTATCAAAAAAATGGCATGACAATCTAAAAAGCACTGGGAAATATAGAATTTTTGAGGATGACAAAGATGAAGAGCGTATAATCTACAAAAGTAAAAATGGAAAATATTTTTTTATGTTACTTAACTACAAAGAATTACAAATGGAAGGTGACATAATGAAAAACTGTGTTGGAAGCTATACAGATAAGATAATTAGAGGTAAATCATTAATAGTTTCTATGAGAGACATGAAAAATGAGCCTCATGTAACTATAGAAATAGACATAAAAACAAATACTGTAACACAAGTAAAAGGAAAGGCAAATACAAATCCGTCAGAAGAATATATGAAAGTAATAACTGAATTTGCTATTTATGCGAGTGGATTTGATAAAGAAGTTGATGAAGACATATCTTACTTAATTAATCTTAAATTTTAATTTTTTTATTTTATATATTTTATTTAAATTTGTAAGACATTTTAATTTTTATAAAATATGAAAAGTAATATAACTCCATCAATTCAAGAAAAGATTGGAAGGAATTTGCACAATCTAAAAAATCATCCAATTGAAATTATTAAAAGAAAAATTTATGATTATTTTGGTGAATCTTTCTCTAAATTCGATAATTTAGAACCAAAAGTTAATGTTTCGGAAAACTTTGATAAATTATTAATTCCGAGCGACCACCCAGCCAGAGCCGCTTCTGATACGTATTATTTTGATGAAAATAATGTTTTAAGAACTCACACTTCTGCACATCAAAACGAATTATTGAATAATGGATATAAAAGCTTCTTGGTTACAGGGGATGTTTATAGAAAAGATGAGATAGACAGTTGCCACTATCCAGTGTTCCATCAAATGGAAGGAGTACACGTTTTTGAAAATGGAGAAGATGCTCAAAAAGAATTTCTTAAAGTTTTAGACGGTTTAGTGAATCATCTATTTCCAGGTTGTGAATACAGAATTAATGAAGATTATTTTCCATTTACAAATCCTTCATTAGAGGTTGAAGTAAAATTCAATGGAAAGTGGCTTGAGATTCTTGGAGGCGGAATGGTAAGACAAGAGATTTTAAATAATTGCGGCATACAAGACAGAGAGGCTTGGGCTTTTGGTCTTGGACTAGAAAGACTTGCTATGATTTTATTCAAAATCCCAGACATTAGATACTTCTGGACCAATGACGAAAGATTCATAAAACAATTTAGTTCTGGAGAAATCATAGAATTTAAAGAATATTCAAAATACCCTTCTTGTCATAAAGATATCGCTTTTTGGCTAAATGAAGACTATAACTATAACAATTTTTGTGAGATAGTTAGAGAACAAGGTGGAGATATTATTGAAGAAATATTGAAAATAGATGAATTTACTCATCCTAAAACAAATAGAACTTCACATTGTTACAGAATTGTTTATAGGTCTAATGATAGAAGTTTGACTAATGAAGAAGTTGATTCAATTCAAAATAAAATTAGAGAAGACTTACAAAATATAATGTCATTAGAAATAAGATAATTTATATATACTATTACTACTTAAAAAAGCCTCTATCTTAATTGATAGGGGCTTTATTTTTAAAAAAAAATACTATTTATTATATATAAAATAATATTTAGTCATTATTATGAAATTTAATCTAAAAGAAGCACTTTATAAATATAACATCCTGAACGAAAATTGGATGGAAAATCTTTCTAACAAATATAGTGAAGATTTATTAATACTTGTTGGCAGAATGTTGCAGCAAGCATATCCAGATAAAGACATTTCAAATCATCCTTTGGCCGAATGGATTGCAAAAACTGCAAAAAAAATGGGTGATTTGCCATGGGCCGAGCCTCACAAAACAAGAAATGAAAATTCTTTTCAAAAAATACTTGAATTTGTAAAGTCGAAAAATGATGACAAAGAAATAATAAATAAAATAAAAAGTTTACCTCCAAAAGAAGCTTTAGAATATATAGAAACAGAATCTAAAAAAAAGGATGAAGAAGATGAAGAATTGAGCGGAGAAGAAGAATTGAAATCATGGATAGATGAAGGTCTTTTAAGGATAGTTGGAAGAGGCCCTAAAAATAGCTTTTGGATTACACCATTAAAGGGAGAATTTTTTGGCGTTGCTCAATGTGGACCTTTGACTAGTATGAGCGATACAAAAGCTGGAGAATTTGGTATTGGCTGTCAAAAGGGTGCTAGAGGTGGTAGTGGAGCACAAGGTATAGGCAGCAGTACAGTAAATACATATACTTTGTTGGCAAAGGCAAAAAATGGTCATTATACGGGAATAATATCTTTTGCAGGAAATATTAACACTGGAGAATTTATTGGTGATGCCGCTTCTTTTGGGAATGTTGTAATAGGAGCACAAACTCATGATTATATCGATTGGACAAAAAAAGATTTTTTAAAAGCTTTTGTTGATTTTCTGATTAATAATCCTGAAGGTAAAAAAATATATAAAAGTGACCCTAACAATCCTAAGCCAAGAGCTTTTGGTGAATTAATTAAAAAAGAAAATCAAGAATTATTTTATGAGCTTTTAAGAAATAAACCAGAATTTGTTGAGTTTTATGAGCCATTTTTACAAAAACATTTAACTGAAGAAGAATATGCTTTATTAAAAATAAAGGCAAGAGAGTTATATGAAAAAGACCCTAAAAAATTCATAGAAAATTTACCTACTTATTTAAGAACTGAAAAACAAGAAAGTTTAAAAATATTATCAGAAATAAATTTTGAAAATTTTATAAATCAATACGGACAAGAAGTTGTTTTGAAAAACATTGAAAGTATTTTGGGTTCAATGGATTATGAAAAATTCCAAAATTTAATAAAGCCATTTATTGATTATGATAGATTTTTAGAAAGAACAAAAAAAGCAGATATAAAAGAGATTATAAGAAATTTTGCAGAAAAATCTCAAAGTGCCAAAAAGACATTTCCTATAGTAAATGAAATGATTGAATCTGAAAAAGATTTTGAAGCTATATTAAAAAACTTTGGAAATGGAAATTTAGAAAACGGTTTAAGGGCTTTTTTAGCGTCATTATCTACCCCAAGGATGTCTAAGCATAAAAATTATTTAAAAACAAAAGACGGTGTACAAGCAAGTGTTAGAGAGAAAAAAAGGGATAATGATGGCAATCTGTTAGATTCTAATGGAAGAAAAATAACCTTAAGAGGAAATGTACTTGATGTAGATGGGAATGTAATAGATTTTGAAGGCGATAATGTTAGAATGAACAATTATATTGATTCAAGAGTTGCTTACGAAACAAAAAATGTACCAGTTGAACCTGGACAATGGATTCTAGATTATAAATCAATAAGAGATTTATTAAAAAGAAATAAAGAAAAAATAGTAAAAATACTAGGAGGAGGAAAAGATGCTGAAATTAAATATATAGAACTTTTTCTTAATAATTCCAGTGCTCAAGAACGAAAAGCAGAATTAAAAAACGTACAAGATGATTATTTAGATTATTATGATAAATTATATGCTGAAGGGAAATCTGATTTGCCTGGCATTTTAAAACTTAGTAAAGTTCTAGCTTCGGAAAGGGAAATTGGAACAGGAGATGATAAGAAAAAAATATTTAGTAATATGAAAACTTCAAATTCTGTAATTAATGACAATTTTGAAGGTACAGCTAGATATATATTTGGAATAGAAGATAAAGAATTGTTTAAAAAATCAATTAAAAATATTTTAAACTTTTATTCAAAAAATTCAAAATCATCTTCTAAGATAGATAAAAATATTGACGCTTTTTCTGCTCTTATAGATACTGCTAAATTCGCAAAGTTTAGTGTAATAGAGTTAATAGACTTTTCACAAAGCATAATTAACGGTCTATATAGGGATGGGGCAAGTCCAGAGCAATTATTAAGATTTTTATATAATGTTTCAAATATAATACCTAATTCAAGCGTATTAAAAGATTTTATAATTAAAAATCTTAAAGAAAATGAAATAAGTAAAAAAATACAATTCGTAAATAAAAAAGACCCAAGAACTGGAAGAATTGTGTTTAATCAACAAACAAGTGATTATTTAAAAGGATTAAATACAATTACAAATAGTATAGAAGATAAGAACATTCAAGAACAAAAAATTAGAAAATACATACAAAATCTATTAGAATCTAAGCTTTCTAATAATAAATAATAATTTATGGCAGAAGAAAAAAAAGATATTAAATTAACTATAGAAAACTATCTAAATAAAGGCAGATTTACCAATTTTATTTTAATTGGAGTAATTGTTATTTTAGTTTTAACAAATTGGTCATCTTGTCAGGCTAGAATGAATGACAAAAAAGAATATGAACAAAATCAAGAGGCAATGAAAAAAGAGATTGTTGTAGAAAAAAATAAAAACGGTCTATTACAATCTTCAATAGTTGCATTTAAGGGTGACATTAAAGATTTAAGAGGTTATAGTGAAGATTTATATCAAGAAGTAAAAGCTTTAAAAAACAGAAAACCTTCTATTATTTCTAAAACTGAAATAATTTATAAGGATACTAACATTTTCATAACAAATAATGTTGTTGATACAATAGGTTTAGATAAAGATGAATATAGACTTTCTTGGTTTTATTCTAATGAAGATTCAACTAGAATACTAGAAGGTAATAGTGTGTTTAGAGCTTTATTTAAAAACGAGAAGTTACAAGTTACACCAAGATATACTCAAATTACATTAGACCAAATAAAACTCGATTTTGTTGTTGGAGTAGCAAAAAACAAAAAAACAGGTTACGATGAAATATTTGTTACACCTAAAAATAAAAATGTAACAGTAGGTAAGCTGGAAGGTGCTATTTTAAATAAATCAAAGCTAGGGATAGATTTATCCTTCTCTGCTGGATATGGAATTTATTACGGAAAAGGTAGTTTTGGTTTAGGTCCTTTTGTGGGATTTGGAATTTCAAAATCTTTATTTAGATTTTAAATATTATCACCTTTACTTTTTAGAGCTTCTTTTTTTGCGTCCTCATCCAATTTAAGGTCTGTCACAAACTCTGATAGACCTATTTGTTTTAATGTGTTATTTGTGCAATCTTGAATTATATCTAAAACAACAAATTTTAATCCAGAAGATGTAGAATCGTCATTGTGCCAATCTGCTATTTTTTTGTATACAGACTTAATTAAGTCATCAATTTCTATTTCGTTTATATTTTTCATAATATTAAGCTCTTACAAAATTACATATTGAATCTTGATTGTTATTTTCAACTAAGAAAAGACTTATATTTTTAAAAAAATCTTTACCATTTATCAATTCAATCATATTAAAATAGTTATCTATAAATTTTTCTTTTGGATAATTAGTAAAATTAAAAAACTTTATGTTTATCAACGTAATTGAGCTACAACTCATAGAGTCTAAATAGTATTCATCTATAAGAGTTGGCAAAAATAAATGATAATATTTATCTTTATTATGACTTACTTGACAATCAAAATCTCTTTTTAAATTTAAGCATTTTTCGAAAAAATCATTTATAGAAGATTTCGATTCAACAAAAATACTGTCTGAATTATTTTCTTTGACAACAAAAGATGTTTTGTCGTTAATTTTAATATAATGTGTAAGCAAAGTTTTTTTTGAGTTAACACATTTGTATTCTTCTTCAGTTATAACAGACATTTTTTATTTTTAGGCTAAGATATAATATTTTTTTTATTTATCCAAGTCTTCAAAAGATTTTTTTTTACCTTAAAATTAAAATTAAATTCTTCATTATATTTTTCAGCCCAAATCAAAACTTCACCATTACTATCAATTAAATTCTTTTTGAGATATTTTGTATTTTTTATTTTGTTGAACCTTTTTACTAAAACCTCTTTTCCAGACTCATCGTATACTGTTTCACTATCATAAATCTCTCCAATCTCAATATTTTTAATTTCTTTATATGCACCATCACAACCTATTTGATAAATAATAGATTTATGATTAGAACAATTAATGTTTGATTCTATTATACAAATCCTATTTAATTTACCATATAAAAATTTATAGGAAATATTTGGCTCTATTATATTAAAAAATACAACTCTACCCTTTTTGTCATATTCAATTACTTTATTGTCCATATTTATAAATAATAATAATATTCACTTTTTTTATTTTTCTAATAAATTTAAGTATGAACAATAATGTTAAAGAAATAATAAAAAATGCCTTTTCTCATTCTTTGGCTATCAATATAATTAAAAATAAAGACAAAAATAAAATGCCTAATGAATTGGTAGATTATTTTAGTAACAAAATTAATCCAAATTCATTACAAGATAAAGACTTAATAAAAAATAAAGAATTACATGATAATATTAATTGGGAAATAATAGAAAAAAATAAAGCCGTAAGAATATTGGCTAGAGATATAGATTTATTAGAGAAAATAGATTTAAATAAACTAGGATTAACAATATCAGAATTATTCCCTTTATTTTTACAGTACCCAGAATTAATAAAACAAATGGTTGATGATTTTGACTCTTTAAGTCCAAATGAATCTATTAAATTGCTTGAATGTAATCCAGACTTAATTGATTTAATAGACATTTCAAAGTATAACTATAGCAAAAAAGATATGATTATTCTTGTTGGGAAATTTAAACGTTCAGAAAAAATAATGGAAAGAATAAATTTAAATGAACTTGACCACTTTTTAACAAGAAAACTTTTGATAGAAACTGGGATAGATTATGTTGATAAATTAAATTTGAAACAATTAAAAAATACTGACTGGATGGAAATATTAGAAAAACAACCAGATTTGCTAGAATACTGCGATTTAAGAGCGTTTGACACTAATGATTGCTACCTATTAACAAAATTAGTTTTAATGTTTCCTGAGCTTTCTTATTTAATAGAAAAAAACAAAGATAAAATATCAGCTTTAGGATGGGAAAATTTAATAAAAGAAGATTTGGACAATTATGAAGATATATGTCCATGGGAAAAATTTTCAGAACTTAATTGGATTAACATAATAAGGAAGCATCCTCATTTGTCTATTTTAAAACAAAATTATTATTTATTTTAATTTTCGTCTAAAACATTATCTTTAGAATCAAGGCCAGACTTTATTCTTTTTTTCCAAGTCTTTAATATTTCGATAGTATCATCTATAAGATTGTGAGCGTCTTCATATTTATCGTCTTCTATCTTATCTATTAACTCGCCAACTTTTTCCTTAAAATCTTTTTTGTGTTCAGACCAACTTTTGCTTCCTTTTTTGGCTATTAAATCACTTTCATCTATTTTAGACAAAACTTCTCTTACTATGCTTCTTATTTTTTCTTCTGCAAATTCCATATTATCAGGGACTTTTAAATAAATAGTATAATTTTTTTTAAAAATTTTCATTTTTTTCTTTGTTTTTTAAAAAAAGCTTTTTACATTTGTAGTGTTCAAGTAACAAAAAGTTCTTTAACATAACATGTCTAGTTAGCTTAAACGCAAGAGCGCTCGCCTGAACAGCGAGAGGTTTAACGGGTCGCGCCGAAACTAGACACCAAACAACTACATGTCTAGTTAGCTTAAACGCAAGAGCGCTCGCCTGAACAGCGAGAGGTTTAACGGGTCGCGCCGAAA